GCGGGCGAGGATCTGGCTCTGGCGATACAATGGCAGGTGATCGGCATACTTGCTGACGAGGACATGCGCGAGGGCGCCCTCAGTGGGCAGGCCGCCCTCGATCAGGTGTGCGGGTGCCGGGGCCTGAGACACACCCTCGGCACACCGGCGGCACGCATATTTGGGGCGCACGGTCACGATGACCCGCAGTTGCGCGGGCACGATGTCCAGCCGCTCGGTCCGGTCTTCGCCGATGCGGTGCATCTCACCGCAGCCACACGGACATCCCACTGGAAGCCTATGACTATGTGGTGAACGGAAAATCGGCACTGGACTGGGTGATGGAGCGCTACGCTGTGACTGTTCACAAAGAAAGCGGCATTAGGAACGACCCGAACGACTGGTCCGACGACCCCCGCTACATCTTCGACCTAGTGAAGCGGATTGTACGCGTAAGCTTAGAGACGGTGCGGATCGTGGCGTCTTTGCCACCAGTGAACGAACAGTCCGATTAGCCTACCGTCAGGGCGCATGCGCAACCGATGCAAATGCGCCCTGCATGATCCGGCTAACACAGGAAACGTCGGTGGACTTTGGCCTTTGCAATCAGCCGCCGCATACCCCCAACAGGCCTGCGTGAGGCCCGTGGGGTAGTCCCCTTGCGAAGGGACAACCTGTTCCTGTTCCTGTTCCTCCACTTCAATCCGTGTGAATTCATCCTTTCACAGCCAGCCGCACCTTCAACCGTGCCACAGCCATAGGCGTCCACGTCCCGCGTCCGCTAGGCGTAGGAACGCCCTTATCATTGAAGCATCTGGCAATGGCAGACAACGACGCAGTGCTTTCAGGATCGGCGTCTAGCAGCGCTGGCTGTATATCTCGCGCAAACGCATCTGCACGCCGGGTACGGCCCTGTGTGGCGCGCTGGGCGTCCTCTTTCGTCCCTATGCGTCCAACGAACCGCCCATCCCGATAGGGCCCTAGCTGCGTGCCCTTGGCCTTAGCAGCTGCTAGTGCTGCCTTTGTCCGCTGAGAAATGGCTTCACGTTCCTGCTCCGCAACTAGGGCCATGATCCCCACAGTTAGCCGATTGGCATCCGGCATATCCGCAGCAACGAAGTCGATCCCGGCATCACGCAGGTTCAGCAGGAAGGCAGCGTCTCGCGTAAGGCGATCGATCTTTGCCACCACTAGCTTGGCCCCATAGGCACGGCACTTCTCGATTGCGGCCTGCAGCTGTGGCCTGTCGTTCTTCCCGCCGCTTTCGACCTCGATAACTTCTTGAACTAGTTTCCAACTTCCACCGTTCAAGTAGTCAGCCACGGCCTGGCGCTGGGCATCTAGCCCTAGTCCTGACCGACCCTGGCGATCTGTCGAGACACGTAGGTATGAAACAAACCTAATCTTACCCATTACCTCACCCGGTACCTTATCATTTTATCAAACGGTGGTATCATGAAATGATAAGGCGGCCGAACAGCTGTGTGGGCTTGTAGTTAACAACGATGGCCTGCACAGGGCGCTCGTATAAGCCCACTGACAGTCGTAACGGTCATAAGCTCCCCCGCGGGACCGTAGGCGGTAAGATTGATGGCCTGTATGGGCTTCCTATAGCCTCCTACGGCAGGCATGGTCACGGAATGTGAATCCATACGCGCACTAAGACGATCTTTGGGCGCCCATCTGATCCAGCAGCTGGCCCATCCTGATAATCTCGGCCTGTGCGTCCGATTGTCCCTTGAGCGTCCCATCGCGCAACACCACGCATAGCATGACGGCGTTTTGTTCCCAGTTAGGAGCAATGCAGACTTTCATGGATTGGTCGTCATCGGTCATTTGATCAGATCCTCGTCAGGTTGCATCTGAATTTTCACCGCCTCCCAGCAGCGCCAGGAAGCCCCTACCACCGTCAGGCTATCCAACCCCTATGGAAAGCCCTTTCGCGGCCTGTACGGGCACTACAGAACGCCTGAAGGCCATACCAATCACCGACCGGGGGCAGGTGCCAAGGGGTACCCTTTCAGATACCGTATACAACCCTGACCCGAGCTGGGCGAAATCCATTGTCAAGCTCGGGCGTACCTGCAGCTGTTGGGCTATGGGCGGAACGCCTTGGGAAGGGCTACCGTCGCAGCACGGCCACAAACGACACCTAGTACGATACCAACAAGATCGGCAAACCAATCGTAAAAGCTGCACTCCCGCCCGACATACGGCTGGATGATTTCAATCATCCCGCCAAAGCCCGCAAAAGCAGGAACTGCAACCAGCAGCCAGCTAGGCCGGAAGAAGCTGATCGGGAAGGCTAGAGCTGCAAATGCAAGGGCGTGGTAAATCTTGTCCGACTGTTCGACAGGTGCGGGAACATTGATGATTGGTGTCAGGGTAAGTGCCGCTATGCCCACCGCCAACAGGAAGGTCAGGCCAAGAGCAAGTTTGGATTGTAAGAGCATCGAAATCCTTGAGCAGGTCGCATACCCTTGTTAGGGGAACATCTAGGGTAATTTTCATTATGATATCAGTCAGTTGACTCATTTATAGACTTAGTTATAATAGGTGCCTTCCTTCTCCTTTCCTGCAGCAAGCCGTGTCCCATAATCCTGATCATGAACAACTAGTTGCCCTGTCTGGAGCAGACCCTGAAACACGCTTCTGGCACAGCGCAAATCCGGACAATTCAGTCCCCCTGTTCCAAGAAATCCAAGGGGACGTACCCTACAAGACCAGCCTCCGCAAAGCGGCCTATGACCTGTATGGCCTGCTCCAGAAGAATAGCCCTGCCGTAGCTGAATCCCCAGCGCTTCCCCGTAAGCCAACTGATGACTTACTAATTTCCGTAATGTTGCTATTGCACAGCCTGTCCTATATTGCGTCCCATCCCCGCATCTTGCGAGACGGAAAGACTTTCGATCAGCAGTATGTTGCGATCCCGCTGAACAAGAACGATTTCCGACCAAGTCAGAAGTACCAAGATCTGGCCTACAGCCCGTTTCGGAAAGCCGTGTCTGCTTTGAAGCATTTCGCGCTGGAAGGTGGCCGACCATGGATCGAGTACGTGCCAGGCTTCTTTGACCAGCAGACCAAGCAAGGCAGACGTACGCGCATCGCCCCTAGCAAAGATCTCTGTAATTGGATGCTGCAGCAGGGGCTGATCTTTCCCAGGCGGACCATCAGCACGACCCCGTCTGATCTGACGGAAAAGCATGGCGTGCTGCAAGTTTCAGTTCCGGACCCTGCTGACCCCGATAAGAAAATCAAGTTGTTGCTCGACCGTCCCGCGGTAGGTGACGAACTTGTCCTGCCTTTGCTGAATAAATGGCTGGCCAAGCTCGATGTTGCCTGCACGTTGTCTGACTACGACACCTACACAGCCCACTACGACTATAACCACGGGCATTCGCGGCTTTTTCTGGGCGGGAAAGAGCACTTCCGGCCGTGTTCACGGAGAAAGATGGCCGTGGGGGAAGGCTGTATGGGCGCTGGGTACAGAACGTCCCAAGCAAATTGCGCCAGTACCTGACCATCGAAGGGCAGCCCACCACCGAACTTGATTACCGGAACATGCAGCTGGTCCTGCACTATGCGATGTCTGGAAAGGTTGTGCCTGATGGCGACCTTTATGAAATCGAGGGTCAGGACCGTGATTGGATGAAAGCTGTGCTGACTGCCTCGTTGGGCGTGGCAACTAGGGATGACGCGCTGGGCGCATTACGTAAAAAACTTGTCGAAGCAAATCTGTCCCGTGCAGGCCGTGCAGAAGCACTGTACGACACCTTCTGGGGCCAACACAGCCGCGTCTATCCACATGGGGAAGGCGCAGAAGCGTTGTGGGGGAAGCTGCAGTACGCAGACAGCCAAATTGCCCTTAGGGTCTTGCGCTATATGCTGGAACAGAACGTCCCTGCCATCCCGATCCACGACAGTTTCATCGTTCAGGAACAGCACTGGGAAAAGCTGCACATGGCCATGAGGACGGCTTGGCGGGATTTCTGGCCCCTTACACGGATTAGGATTAAATAACGTTTGCCATATGGTCTTTAAGGTTACCCCGCCCGCCGCTGCTGCGAAATTGTCAAGTTAGCGGATTTGTGTGCTGTCTTTCCGAATGACTGCCGCTACGGCGTCAGGAATTCTTAAGGAATCCTAGGTCCACAGCATTCATGGCCGTGGCTTTAACTGATAGGGATGGACCGCTACCGTAACGACTGCCTTCGTTTGAGCCAGTGTGGCCCATGATAAACTCTTGAACGTCAATCGGCACGGCCGCATCCCGCAGCAAGTCCTTGTAGGTGTGACGAAGGCTATGCACGGTTACGCGAGAATCAGCTTGATCCTCACGGATCTTGCGAACGTGCCGCATCAGGGACTTGGACGCGGCATTTTGTGCCTTACCATCCACATCTGTGCGGTAGCTGAACAGCCGTCCTTTGCCTGCAGGCCCAAGTTTAAGCATGTTCGGGACTGGGATTTCCCGCTGGGACCGGAAGTTCTTCACTATCTTGTTAACCCGGCTCAAGTCGAAGTACTGGATGCCGCCTTCGACCTTGATGTCGTCCCACTCGAGCAGGGCGGCTTCATCCAAGCGCATACCCGTGGACGCCAAGATACCCAAGCAAAGTCGATCCTGTTCCGGCATGAACAAGCTGAACAACTTTTCTAGGTCGGACCGCTTAATGCTCTTGCGGGCAACTGGAGCCCTGCCCTTATTTGCCAACCTTAGTCCAAGGAAGGGGTTGGACTGCAGCCAGCCCTGTTCGGCCGCATGACCCAGCACAAGACGTACTGCGCCGACATCCCGCTGCAGCGTATTACGTGATGCCGTCTTGCCCAAGTCTGCCGCGAAACTACTGCCCTGTTGCGCAGTGATGCTGGCGATATCAACATCACCAGCGAATGCCTCGAACTTCTTAACGCCCCGCTCATAGTCATGCCGCGTCCGCTGCCGCTTGAAGGTCTGCGACGCAAAATACGCCGCAGCTGCTTCGGTCAGCTTCATGCCACCTGTTTCCTTTGCTGTCGCGCGATGCGCTTCCAGCTGTTCCTCAAACTCCTCGTACGCCGGTTGAACGTCATCTTGCATACGGGCGATCACCATACCTTCTTCAGGATCACGCATTCCGGGGTTTGGCAGATGAAGAACCATCATGGCCCGCCCCCTTACATCGTCGATCTGTTCACGAAGATCGTCATCCTGCCACTGGTGAGGGTCCCAATTCAGTCCACCGGGCAACACAGCTTGGAGACGTGCCGCAGCCACGGCGAGAGGGGTATAGACTTTCCCCTTTTCGTCGAACTGCGCGTAAATCTGGCCAGCGATCCCATGTAAACGCCGTTCCGCTTCCGCACGATCCGCCGTGCCCGCGCTGCGTCGTTCCTGCTTACGCTCGTTGAACGCTGGACGAAGGTCCGGGTGTATCGTCACTTGGACGTACCACTTGCCTTTAACCTGGACGAGTTTTGCGGCTGGGTAGGTCATCGTAATGTCCGAAATAATGTCCACCGCAATGTCGTGCGGGCATGAACATTCAACCAGACAAGGGAATCAAGGGCAATAGGTGTGGGTGGCGGAGACGAAGTTATCTAAACTTGCCGCTCAAACCCAGCAATTGCTAGGGGTAATCGCCAAACTGTGCCGCAAATTGTGAACCATAATGTGAACCAAATCTAGTACTATTTCTTAGCCTGATCAGGTGATGATGCGCCTTTGTAGGCGCGTAAGATAGCGTGAAGCCACGCGCGGTCGGGCGGGCGACATACGCAGACCATTGCAGAATCAAAGGCGCTTTGTAGGATTGAGACTTTAGCGGGGCGCAGCTTTGAACAACGTGGTTTTCCAAGGCATTGACATTGGAACGGGGGGGGCGGGCGTTCCTGTCTTCGCAGAGTGCCCCAATTGCGGCCCGACGGTTGCCTTAGCACCCAGAATGCCAGGTAGAATTGTTTTACAAGACGTGCTGCTGGAGTGTCAGTCGTGTGGAGGCGGTGCTGAACCGATCCCTGGCAAGTATACCTTTGAAATGTCCGTATTTCCTATGCTGGCGTCGGCAAGTTTAACCCGACAGCAGGCCCGGCGTTTCCTGAAGAAGGCCGAAAAATCGAAATCACTGGAATCTCTGGAACAAGTCAGCGAAACAATCAACCCGGCCTTGGCTCAAGCGGTCAGTCTCGCCAAAGCAGACAGTAACCCTTTTTCGTCAATCAAAAAGCTATGCAGGATGGTTGCTTTTTTGGGTTCTATTTCCGTTAGGACTTTAGGTGGAATTGGATCTGCGGCTGGCGGTATGTACGCACTTGATGAAGCATGGAAACGGTACAATACTTGGTCTGAATCCTCAACGATTGACCAAGGTCCGAAGTCACAAGCTCATCCAAATCTTCCCGACACTAATGCCAGCCCCAAACGCAAACCCGACCTGAAACCATCGAGCGCCAAGAGCAGAGAACAGAAGGGCTACTAGCGGGAAGTGCAGGATGGATGACATCATTGCCTCCTGGGTCTCGTTATGAACCTACATCTATCTAATAGATGTCCTAACAACCCGTTAATTACAACATGAGCAATTTCAGCGTACGCAGTGTTGCGCGAACCTTGCGGCCACCACGACTACGGGGTCGCCATGAATGGCCTGTAACCTCGAGACAATGTTTTGGATATCGGACACCTTTCTCTGGGCAGATGAGCATGTCAGGCTATCCGTCCCTTCAACAGAGCCCGAGCCCGCTCGACAGGGCTATTCATTTCTCGGGCGGCCACCATCAGCCGCGCCGCCTCAAGCTCGCGGTCGATCCGCTCGAAGATCGGCAGCGCCTGCGCGTCGTGGTCGACGGCGCGGGCCGCGATCATCAGCGCGCGTTCGAGGCGCGCGACAAAGGCCGGGCTGATGGCCTGGCGGGCGTGCGCGGTCACGGGGCGGGCTCCTTGGCGATCTTGGCGAGGGCGGCGTCGGCTGCGAGGCGGGCGCGCTGGAGGTCCGCAAACATCCCTTTCGTGTTCACCTTGTCCGACTTGAGGATATGTTCAGCAAGGCCAGCCATGACGTCCCGCGCATCCGTCAGCGCCGCATACAGATCGTCGGCAGGGGCGACGCGGCGGTGGGTGTATAGCGGGGTCACGCGCCACGCCGTCGCATAGGCAGCTCGCCGCTCGGCGTGCGCCTTGTCGGTGGTCACGCTGGTTTCGCCCTCCCATGCCAGATCCTCGCAGAGCCAGGCGGCGGGATCGTCGGTCAGTCGTTCGGTCATACCCCTGCCCTCCCCCACGGCGACGGCGCCCGGCGGCTTTCCAGCATCTCGGGCCCCAGGTTCTTGCGCACCGCCAGATCGGCCGGCACCAGCGCGATGTGGTGCGGCTTGACCTCGGCGCGGTCGGGGATCGTCACGGCGGCCTTGTCCAGCCAGACGCCATCCTGCCCATGCGGGCGCTGCGTGACCAGGTAGCCGGTGTCCGTCTCATTCAGGATCCGGCACGGGATCGGGACGATGTGAGGGGTCAGGTCAGGCATGGTGGGCTCCGATCCGCATCATTTCAGAAAAATGCGCCCCGTAGACAGCTCGCAGGTACTTCTGGCCCTTGACCGTCAGAACCCATTGGTTGCCCATCTTCCGATCCTGCCGGATTAGATGATGCCAATGCAGTATCTCGATAGCTGTGCTGCCGTGGCTATATCCAAAGGCGGTTTTCAGAACGCCCTGATTGACCACAGTGCGAGGGGAAATATCCCCAAAATTGGCAGACCCGTGGCCTCGCTCAATTTCATGATCCGAAATGATCTCAGTAGGGTTACCCATTGCTAGTCCCTTTCGCTACGGTCGCTCGGGATGGGGGCGGTCGCGCCGCCCCGCACCAGAACGGCCCTTATCGATTGCCGATTTCGGGGATGCCCATCATCAGCGGCACGCCGGTGTGCTGCGCGGCCTCGTCAAGCGCCTCGCGGGCGGCATCCCGCAGCGCGGCGTCGGGGTTGTAGAGGGTCGCGAAGAACCGCACGTCCTGGCCTGCCTTGCGGTACCGGAACCGGACGGCAAGGCGGTAAAGCGCGCCTTCCTCGAACACCGGGATCGCGATCATGAACAGGTTGGGCAGGCGCAGGGGCTGACCGTCAGGCGTCCGATGCTCATCCAGGAACTGCACTTGGGTTTCGCCCGTGTCGCGGTTCGTCGTGACGTTCAGGTGCCCCGTCTCGTGGACGGCAAAGCTGCGGGACAGCTGGACCAGGGTGGAATACTGGCCGAACCGGCCCTGGAGCTGCGCGGCCACCTCGATCATGCGCTGTTCCCAAGGCTCGGCCCCGTCGATGTTGCCGCTCAAGAGCTTCGGCGTCGGATCGAGCAAGTCCTTGGCGTTCTCCTCGATGAACTCGCCAAACTCGTCCTTGGTCAGGGCCTTGCCGCTGATGCCGGTCCACCGCTTCCATTCATCGGACACCGGAAACTGATAGAGGGCGGTGTGGCGACCATAGTTGGCGCTCGGATCGCCCTGCCCCTGCTTCAGGTCCGGGGCACCTTCGCCGTGATAGTCGATGATCGAAACCAGCTGGGGCCGAGGCTGCAGCTGCCCGAACAGCACCGTGTCATCGCCCTTGAAGCGATTGGTCCACTCGATCAGGCTGGGCAGATCGGACAGGACCGCCTTGCCGGTGCGCTGCAGCGGCTTGAACTGTTCCAGGATGGCCTGATGCTTCTGGGTCAGATCATGCAGCACCATGCCTTTCGGCGCAGCGACGATGAACGGCACCTCGGCGTCGTCAGAGCTGGGCGTGCTGACCGTCTGGACGGTTCCAAAGTCGCCCAGGTGTTCGAGGATGGTTTCAGCCACGTTCTTGCAGGGTTCTTGGCTCACAGGTTCTCTCCTTATTCAGCGGTGCGCAGTTCACGGCGGCCGCCGACATCGCGGACCTCCATGCGGGACTGTGCGGGGTTGTGGGTGGTCAGGGCGCCGTCGCCGGTGATCCAGCCGATGGCCTTGTGCTTCGGCGGCTTGGGGCCGACGATCTTGTCCTCGATCGCCATTTCCATCTGGCCGTGCCGGTCCAGCTTCATGTCGATGGTGATGGTGATCTTGCCCTTGGCGGCGGTGCCGAAGTCGTGGGCGAATTGCTTCATCTCGACGTTGTTTGTCTCGATGCGCGCCAGCAGGTCGGGCAGGTAATCGCCGTTGTCGGCAAGCGATAGCAGCTGGTCGATGCTGCGCAATTCGGGGGCTTTGTTCACATCAGTCTCCTTGGGTTAAAAGTTGAGGGCCGCGGGTTCGGGCGTCAGGTCAAACCCGCGCCCGCCGTCCAGCTGGGCCAGCTCCTGATCCATGCTGTAGGCCTTGGGCGTGCCCTGCATGACGGGGGTGCCCGCGCCGCGCAGACGGTTGCTCCAGCCCTTCTCGCGGGCTGTGCGGGCGACGTGCCGGGCGGTCACACCCCATTCCCGGCAGGCGGGATAGCGGGACACCAGATCGTCCGCGATTTGTGCGCTGGTGCGTTCCCAGGTGAACTCGGTGCAGTCGTGGTGCAGGATCGCCGCAAGGGCCATGGTGCGCGGGGTCATGCGACACCGCCTTTCGGCTCATAGGCGGTCCCGTCCCGGAACATCACCTTGACCAGATTGCCGTCCTCCTGGTGCAGGGACCGGATCAAGGGGTGCCCACCGAAGATAGCACCGGGTTCCCCCGCCTCGTGACGTGCGATCAGATCGTCCTTTGTCTCGAAAGACATAAGCCCGGCACGCAGCAGGATGCGGACGGCGTCAACTTCTGACCTAGTGCGGACCTTGGCGCGGAATGCCTCGATCTGCCCCAGCAGCCCGTCGCCCAACTCATAGACACGCCGGGTCATGCGGCACCGCCTGACTGCGCCGCGAACTCCCCCGCAGCGGTGATGACCAGCCCGCGCTTGCCCCTTGTGGCGAACCCAGCACTGACCAGTTCCGCGACCGGGTTCTTCGCCTTGGCAGGCGCGCTGCCCGTGCTGGCGAGCTGATCCAGCAGCTTCTTGGCCTCGGGGCTCATGCCGTCACCTCGGCCAGCTCATAGCCGCGCATGAACCCGGCCACGTCGCCCAGGTAATAGTCGGCGCCCATCTGCATCGGGTCAGAGCCCTCGCAGTAGAAGTAATCGCCAAGGCGCGTGGCCATGACCGGGTTGCGGTGGATCAGGTTCGCATCCGCAGGGTGCAGGATGATGCGCGAGAAATCGGGGATTGCCTCGAAGTCGTGGCGGAGGGGGCCGGTCATTGAACCAGCCCTGCATTGCGCAGTGCCAGCTCGCCAGCACCTTCCCCATTGTCCCGGTCGAACAGGCGCGTGTCGATTTCGTCGCGGGCGAAGTTGAGCTTCATCACCCGGCCCTTGAGATAGTCGAAATAGGGGCGTTCCCCCCGGTCGGCCAGCAATTGGGCCGCCTCGTCCTCGGTCATGGGCTCGGGGGTGAAATGTATGAACCCCATGCCTAGGGGCTGCGATGCGTTGTAGAGGGCTGCAAGTGCCTTCGGCTTATCGGCGTCTGCGATCTTGAACATCGGTTGATCCTCGATCTGTTGAAAAGGGCGGGCCGGTGCGGTTCGCTTCCCGGCCCGCCAGTTCTCCCCGCGCGCCACAGGCGACGGGCGGCGGGGAATGGGGTCAGGCGCGGTCGGCGGCGTATTTCCGCAGGTATTCGACCAGGGCGTCATGTTCGCTGGCGTCGGCCTTCTTGATCGTCTCCAGACGCGCGGCGAACATTTCGAGGGTGGCTTCAATGTCCTCGCCATCATCCAGGCTGAACTTGATTTCATCCTCGGTGCGCTGCAGCAGGTCGGTCAGGCTTTCCGTGCCACCAGCAGGCTGCGACAGGTCGAGGCCGGTCTGTTCCTGTTGCGCGGGCTCGTTGCTCGCCTGGCGGCGCGGCGCGGGCTTGTCCTCGACCTTGGCGCGGGTCTGGCGGCGGGCCGGTTCCCGTTCCCGCTCGGGTTCGATGGTCTGCTGCGTGGCCCGCTGGTCCTCGATCACCGGATCGCCGCCGACCTCGCCTGTCTCGGGGTCGTGTTCCTCGGCCTCGCCTTCGACCTCGTAGCCGCCCTCCGGGTTCTGGGCGAATTGCGAGAAATCCACCTGCTGATCGTCGATCGACAACGCATCGCCCAGCTTGCCGCCGTCCATTTCGATGCTGATGGGCAGATACTTGAACAGCGCGCGCACGGCGGTCTTGGCCGCCATCTCGTGCTGGTGCGCGATCCAGGGGCTGTCCTTCTTGTTGTATTTGACCGCCGTCTTGTAGCCCTGCGACCCGTCGCGGATCGCCATGACTTCATCCCAAGGCAGCACAACAAACGCCTCGCCGTCCGTGAGCTTGGCGTGGCAATAGGCATAGATCGGGTTGACGCGCTTGCCCTTCGGGCGATGCTTCAGGTGCTGTTCGGACCCATACTCAAAGCTGAACTCGTCGCCTTCATAGACCACATCACCGTGGATATTGACGATGTGGCCGGAGCGGCGGGCCAGGTCGATCATGCCCTTGTAGCCAAGGATCAGCTGGACCTCGGTGATGTTCTTCCGGTTGTTCTTGAACGGGATCAGGTAGGCATGGCCGAGAGGCGTGTTTGCCTCAACGCCAAGGCTCGCGCAGGTCATCATGGCCCCTAGCAAGGACAGCGGGTCACACTCGCCCAGCTGGGGCGTGGTCCGCATAGCGTTCGCCATCAGGCGCAGCATCCGTTCCGGGCGCATATGGCCCGCAGCGACGGCGGCCAGCTGCTGCTTGGCCTGATCGTTCACCAGCAACTCGCGGACGTTCGCGACCTGACGGAGGGGTTTGGCGGAAATGGACGTTCCGGCAGATGGGCGGGCAATCTGGTTCATGGTTCGGTTCTCCTATCGACCGCGGGTCAGGCGACGGTCTGGGTTTCGATAAAGGTCACGCCCGGGATCTCGGCGGGCCCGCCCTTACGGCGGCGCGCGGCGGTGCAGAGGCGTTCCATCTCCGCGATTAGCGCATCCCGGCTGTCGGCATCGGCCAGCAGGAAACCGAAGGCGCGGCGGGCGTTGCTGTCGCCGTCGATCTTGGCGGTGTGGACGGTGCGCGTGGCCATAGTGCGGCCCCCGCCGGTGGCGCTGGCGATCTGGGCGCGAACGGGTTTGGCCGCTGCCTTGGTGGCCTTCGCGGCATCCTTGGCGGCTTCCTCGGCCGCAGCCTGCGCGATCACGTCATTTCGGGCCGCTGCCTCGCGGGCCAGACGGTCGGCCTCGTCCTGCTTGCGCTTGGCCTCGGCCTGCGCAGCGCGGCGTTCCTCATCCAGCTTGCGCTGCTTCTCGGCAGCGAAGGCGGCCAGGATTTTCTTGAGGGACTCGCCCAGCTTCGTCAGCGGCCCGGTCAGCGTCTTGAACTTGGTGTCGACGGCGGTGGCCGCGTCCATATGCGGCTGCTTGGCAGCCTTGCGGGCGGCCTCGATGTCGGTGTGGCACTTGCGGGCTTGGGTCAGAAAGTCGTTCAGCTTTCCGGCCTGCTCGTCGTCCTCGACCGTGCCCTTGTCGAGCCACGCGCCGCCAGCGTCGGCCAGCTCGCGAACGCGGACCTCCAAGGCAGCGGCAATCTCGGGGTCATAGGGCGGCGGATTATTGTGCCCGACACGGGCAAACTGCTTATTCTGAGCTTCTTCGAGGAAAGCCAGCGTTTCGAGGCGCAGCTTTTCAAGCTCCGGTGCCCGATCGCCCGTGTTGGCGATGTCTGGCAGAACCTTTGTCTCCAGCTCGTGCATCAGGATGCCGACCGGCTGCAGCGATCCACCGATGAAGCCGCGTCCGCATTCCACGATATGCCGATGCAGGCTGTCGGCAAAGCTGCTCTGCTGTTGGTCGTTCATGGTCGTGTCCTCTCTCAGGGTCTGATTGCGGCCATCTGGCCGAGGTCGATGGCGACGTGCGTGGCCGCCATGTCGGGGATCGAAGCGTGGGCGCCGGTCAGCCCGTCATATTCGCTGGCGCTGATCGGTCGGCAGTACGTCCAGACCGTCTCCGGACGGCACAGGTTGCCATTGCAGATCGCGCGCAGACGCTCGGGGGCGGTCAGCTCGCCCGTCTCCGGGTCGATGTCCTGTTCCATCCAGATTTCCACCGGGACGAACGGGCCGCCGCGCACCATCCGGCGCTTGAAATACCCGCATTGCGGTTTATCCTCGACGCGCGACACGCGCTCGCCTGCCACCGATCGACGCCAGAAGTCGTAAAGCGCGGCGTGGCTGCTGGGCTGGCGGATCATGCGGGCACACGCGCCGGCAGGGCGTCCACCATGGCGTCGGTGCGCTTTGCGAGCCGGGACCATTCGTCCGCGGCCGCGGCATCACCGGCCCGGCGCGCGGCGCGCGCGGCATCCCATGCCGCGTCATTGAGTGCGCGAAGGGTCGCATCGACGGAAAGCAGCTTGCTCATGTCGCCACCGCCTTCGCTTCCAGGTCTTTCATCGCCAGCCGTTCCCAGGCCTCGACGTGCTGGTCGAGGATGGCGGCATCGCGTCGGCCGAAGCTGGCGGTGCCCATGCGGACTCGGACCAGCCGCACGGCGAGCGGGGTTTGATCGTCCCAAGCAGCTACGAAGCTTGCCAGCGCGGGCCGAGGCTCGGCGCGTGGCATCTGCCACATAACCTGAAGCTGGATTTCGTCCTGGCGGATCATGGCGGCGCTCATACGTTCGCACGCGGGAATGAGGTGTTCGCCAGCCCGTGCTCGACCAGGCACACCACATCGCCCGGATGGACCCGGAACATCGACCATCCGCCGCCAGGCGACGTGAAGATCAGGATGTCACCGTCCCGCCCGCCGGATGCGCCGAACCAAGTGGGCTTTTCGCCATACTCGGCCTCGTAGTAGGCCTGCGTTGCGGCCATCGACATACAATCGGGCGGGACGGCGGCGGCGGGGATGGGTGCCAGCGCGCAGGCGGCACAGATCAGGGCGCGGATCATTTCAGAATCCTCCTCATGATGTAGGCCAGTGGCAGTGCCGCGAAGGCGCTGGCGAGAAACAGGCCGGAGCCAGACAGCGGCACAGCGGCGATGGGCGGCAGCTCGTGGTCGGGCGTACCCTCGCCGGGCTGTGGCAGCAGGCCGGGCCGCGTGATCGCGCAGCAGTCGATCAGACCGCCGCCGCCGACAAAGATGGGCAGGCCGCCATGCGAGGGGCCGATGCCACCGGGGGTTGCCAGCAGCGTGCCGACCGGATCGAATGTGGGCAGATCGAGAACAAATGCCTCGGCGGTCAGCGGATGCGTCAGCGACGGCGCGTCAAAGTCGAATTTGGAGAGATAGGCCACGTCCGGTTCAGGTGTGACGTGCAGGCGGTCGGACTCGTCAGAGCGGTGATGCACTAGGACCGGGATGCGGAACCCGATGAGGTCGAACCAGACGGCAGCCATCACAGATCCCCCCGGAGCAGGGCGATGCGGCGCTCGATGTCCATGATCCACTCCGGCACGTTCTGCCAGCGGGCAACGGCCAGAGCGATGCGGAGCGCGCCCAGCTTGGCGCGGCGTTTCACGTCGCGGATCATTGGGCACCGCCTTCCGACATCAGCGCCTGACAGGCTGACTCGGTCAGCCCGTTGCAACCTGCCGGGCGGGCGTCGGCGCGGGCCAGACCTTCGAGAAAGGTCGCAGCGATGAAGAGCACGATGGCGATGGCGGCCAGGGCGACAGCGAGCCGCGCGGGCCAGGACAGCGGCTTGATCGCGCACTCCTTGGCAGGCTGCGCAGCCTTCTCCTGCAGGAAGGCAAACAGCTCGTCGTGATCGGGATCGCCGCTGCTGCGCGGCGCAGAAGGATGGAAGGGGTCAGCGTGCATCGGCGGTGCCTCCAGTCTCGGCGGCAGCGATTGTCGCGGCCTGTGAGATGAAGGTGACATGGACAATTGTCCGCGTCAACTATAAAAAGGACAATTGTCCGCATAGATCGGGACAGAGTAGCACTCAGCCGCTATCCTACCGTGGCTAGCGTCAAGTAGTAGCGCATGAAAAAGCCCGCCGGTTGGGGCGGGCTGGGTTCAATCTGGTGGCGAGATCAGGAGAACAGGCTTGCTATTTCCTCACGGAGGATAACCGCAACTATCCCGAGGACATATACCGTAAGCCACTTGTAGTCGATCTTGCTGTCCAGCTTGCCTTCCATCCTGGCGAGCTGGATCTTGATAGCGGACATGTCCTCGCGATACGAACGCAGGTCCGCTTTCACTTCTTTCATGTCCTCTACCAAGCGATCTACGCGCGCGTCCATGCCGCCTCCTGTTGGGCCACCCCCACCATGTGGGATGTTTGGTCCGAAAGGCAAGCGCGAGACGAAGTCCACGACCCGCGGGTCTGGAGGCGGATCCGGTCTATCTGAGTTTGCCATCTTCCCCCCAAATACAATCGTGTGCGGCTGTCATTGCTTCCTGTAGTTGTTGCGCACGCTCTCTAAGGGATTGTGCCTGCTCCTCCGTGATTTGTTGGCCAGAGATTGTGCGAGAGTTAGTTGCGCTCAGTTCAAACGACAGGGTGCCCACCGTCTGAATCGCATTATATAGATGCGCCATAGCGGTCTGTGCGTACAGAACGTCTTTTTGCAATCGGTCGAATTCGTCCCTGCTGACCAAGCCGCTGCTCATGTTGATCCTCTCATTCCCGACCGCTACGAATTGAGTCGTGCTTCGCCTGCATCTCGGCGCGCTTAAGGTCGATCCATGTGCCGACCAAGGAGCGCCCAGGGCGGATCGAAGACAGACCCGCGTATGCTAACACGCAGCCTGAGACGGCGAGGATCGCGATCACCATCAGCCAGCCCTCTAGGTTGAGATCGTCCACATAGGCGACCATCGTGCCGAACGACATCCCGCCAAAGCCAGCCAGTGCGGTGATCACTCTCAACATCTAGTTATCCCCTGATTCTTCCTCAAGAAAATGTGGTCAACCTATCTTTAGGGCAGTTGCGCACTACGCAATGTTCCGCTTACGTTCTTATGTGTACAATGGGGTGGGGGTTGGATGTCAGATGATCTTGTCGGATTCGTTTCATCCCTGCGGCGCATCATTGCGGAGCCGTGCCCGCGTCGTCGCGCCGTCCTCGTGCAGCGGCTCGCAGAATGTCCCGCTCTTCTGGCGTCAGTGAGCGCCACAGATCTACGGCTTCGGATCGAAGATCAGCGGTCTGGTCATGGAGCATCTCGTCGAGAGTGAAGCCCAGCGCGTTTGCGAGCTTCACGGCGTCGTCGACATTGGTCGAGGCGCGCTCGCCCTTGCCCGCCCGCTGCATGAATTTCGTCACTTGGTCGGTTGATACGCCCGCCTCTTGGCACAGGCGCGAGATCGACCAGCCAGAGCTGGTCAGGGCTTCTTTAAGGGCGTCGTAGAAGCGTCTAGGCATGTGGGTATTTAGCTGGATAGCTGGCTAGCAAGCTAGCGGACAAAAGTCCATTGACATGATCAGGACAAAAGTCCATGTTCGCTGCATGGACCGAGAAAAACTCATCACCCTCATCAAGGAACACGCCGAGAATTTCGGCCTTGCTCCTGCAACCATCACTGGGAAGGCGGTCGATAATAGCCGCCTTTACAGCCGATTGGTCAGCGGCGGTGACTGCACCACATCGATCGCCGCAAAGGTGAGCGATTGGGTTGATGCAGATCGTGCCCGCCGCTCCGAAGCAATGAAAGGGGCGGCAGAATGACCGCCCCTTCAACCCACTGTTTTGATGACTTCTCCGCACAGGGAAACATCAACACAGGAGCCTACCCAATGTCCTCTGGAAAGAATTCCGGCCTATCCGGCCGCCGGTCGGTCATGAGCTATCGCCAGCACTTCGCGATCGTCTGGCAACGGTTCATCACCGAGAACTTCGACAGCCCAGCCCACGCGGCCCATGTGTTCCAGGTCGATGCCTCGACAGCCGCGAACTGGTGGACCGGGCAGAACGCCCCGTCCGGCTGGGTGGTCGGTCGAGCGATTGCCGATCCCCTCCTGCGCGATGCCGCGCTTCACCTTCTGACGGGGCAACCATGAGAAGAATTCTCATCACCTTCTACAGCGCGCAGATCATGGCGGCGCTGCGCCTCGGCACGTTCGGGGAATGGTGGGCTGCTCGCGCAGCGCATCGTTTGGGAAAACTTTCGGGGGAAGATTCCTCAAAATGAATATCCTGATCGCCTGCGAAACCTCTGGCGTCATGCGCCGCGCCTTCGCCGCCCGCGGCCATGATGTCTGGTCCTGCGACCTGCTTGCGGCCGAGGACGGCAGCAACCGCCATATCCGGGGCGACGTGCGCGACATCCTGGACGATGGGTGGGATCTGATGGCTGTGCTTCATCCGCCCTGCACGCGCCTCTGCAACAGCGGCGTCCGGTGGCTGCACACCCCACCGCCGGGCAAGACCCGCGACCAGATGTGGGCCGAGCTGGCCGAGGGCGTGGACCTGTTCGCGGCCTGCTGGAACGCACCGATCCCGCGCGTGGCTGTCGAGAACCCTGTGATGCACAAGCACGCCCGCGACCGGATGCCGGCCAGCCTGCCCAAGCCCCAGATCGTTCAGCCGTGGTGGTTTGGGGAACCGTTTTTCAAGGCGACGGGGTTCTATCTCCGTGGTTTGCCGGAACTGACCCCCACCAACCGCCTGACGCCTCCCAAGCCTGGCGCCGATGACCACAAAGCATGGTCTGCCATCCACCGCGCACCGCCCGGCCCAGATCGCTGGAAGGTCCGGAGCCGCACGTTTCAGGGCGTGGCCGAGGCCTGCGCCGACCAATGGGGGAATGAGGCAGTCAGCGCCGCAAAGGTGGTGGCGACATGACCGTCAACGCCTCTGCCAGCAGCTATTTTGAAGCCATCAGCGGGCAAGGGAATCGACCCGAAGCCGCCGTGCCGCTGCTGCCCGACGCCCCGGTAGCACGGAAGCCAAAGCGTGACGCTGCTCGCCGCGCCGAGGACTTCTACCCGACAGCCCAGCCCGAGGCGATCCGCGCGCTGTTCGCCCGCGACGGCGCGCGAATCCGCGAGTGCGGCACGGTCTGGGAGCCCGCCTGTGGCGACGGTGCGCTTGTGCGCGAGATCCGCGCGATGGGCATGCCCTGCTGCGCGTCTGACCTGATCGACCGAGGATGCCCCGACAGCTGGACCGCCGATTTCTATACCTGCTTTCGCAGCCGGGGCCGGGCCATCATCACCAACCCCCCGTTCAGCGAGATAACCGCCCGCGACGGGCACGGGCGCTGGTTGCGGCACACGCTAGACATGCCGGGCTGGGACTATCTGGCGCTTTTGCTAGGCTGGGAGTGGCCTGCCGGGAAGATCAATGGCCTTGGCAAGCTGATGGATGAACAGCCGTTCTCCTACTGCTACCTGATGCGGTGGAAGCTGGACTTCACCGGCCAAGGTCAAGCACCGCAGCGCAATGCCTGGTTCGTGTGGGACCGGCGCGACCCGCGCGGCAATGGCCTGGGCGATCCTGGGTTCCGATGGCTCGATCGAGTGGACGGGCGCCAAGGGGAGATGCCCCTATGACCACCCCCAACCGCTGCTATTGGGTTCGCGACACCGCCGATCCGGGTTTCGAAATCCTCATACCGATGTGCTGGGCAACCGTTACGGCAGGGCCGGAATTCTGCACCTGTGCTGTTCCTGCCAGCCGAATTGAAGCCGCCGAGCGCGGCCGATCCATTGCGGAGCAGCATGTGCTTCGGATGCGCGACAGGCGCGTCTCAGACCTCGATCATCAGCAGCAGCATTGGAACCAGGTTCGACGCCTGCGCGCGCGGATCGCAGAGCTGGAAGCGGCATTGGCCGAGCGGGTGGAGCCATGAGCGACACCGCGAGCGTCAAACTTGAAGCAGGATGGGCCGTCATACGCTTGCCCGAGGCTGACCGCGATCAGCTCTTGGCCGACCTGGCCGAGTGCCCATGCCGGGCCCCCAAATCCGCCGCCACAGCCGAGGAACGCGCCTGGCTGTGCGAGCAGCTGGCGGAGCTGCCCGTGCGCGTGCCGCTGCATCGCATCCACGGGCTGCGCGTGGCGCTGAATTCGTGCCCATGCACCGGGCCGACCGCCGCGGGCGATACCATCAGAGAGCGCCTGAACAGGGCGCTGGGAAGGCTGAAATGACAGCGCACCGCATGACAGCCGCGCAGCTGATCGAGATGCAGAAGCCGAAGGCGAAGCCGCGCGTGGACCGCGAGGGCCCGATCCATAGGGCGATCCTGGACCATCTGCGCATCGTGCTGCCGCCCCAGACCGTGATCCATCACAGCCCGAATGCCATTGGCCTATCCGGCCAGCAGATCATGCGCCAGATCGCCCTGAACGAGGCCATGGGCACCGTCAAAGGGTTCCCCGATCTGACCTGCATCCTGCCGGGCCCTCGCTTCTGGCTGTTCGAGGTGAAGGCCGAGGGCAACTATCCCGACAAGGACCAGCGCGCCCTGCATGACCGCCTGCGCGGCCTGGGATGCGCCGTGGCCGTGGTGCGCGACACCTTCGATGTGGACGAGGCGATCGCCTCTTGGGGCGGCGTCGATGGCCCGCTGACCGATAGGCAGCTCCGCGACATGATCGTGGGAGGATCGGAGGAATGAGCTATCGCCTCGTTGACATGGTGCTGGAGTCTAGCCTGACGGACGCGACGGAGACCGCCGTGATGATCGCCTTGGCGTCCCATGCCGACAAATACTGCTCGTGCTATCCCTCGATCGCACGCTTGGCCAAGCTGTCACGCTACAAGGACAGGGCCGTTCAGAGCGCCCTCAAGCGGCTGTCTGCGCGTGGCGTGATCTCGGTTAAGGTCGGCGGCGGGCGTGGCGGGGCCAGTTTCTACACCATCAATCCGGCCGCATTGAAGCCCGCAGCAGATGCGCCTTTTCAGCCGGAAAACCCCGCAGCAGATGCACCCTTTCTCGGTAAAAAACCCCGCAGCAGAAACACCGTTTCAGACGACAAAACCCCGCATCTAAAACCAGAAACCCCGCATCTGACGACAGAAAACCCCGCAGCAGATGCACCCGAACCTGTCATAGAACCGATCAAGAAGAAGCAGCCGCCGCCGGAATCGCCCGCGCAGCTTGTCGATTTTCAGCTTGTCCCGAAGCTGACGCAGGCCCTCGGTTTCGACCTGCACGGGGTCATCCCGAAATACTGGATAACACCCGATGCGGCGCTGATCGCGGCACGATGGCAGACCGATCTGGGCCTGACAGCCGAGGAAGTAATCCACGTCGCTGTGCAGAGCATGAAGGTCCACGGCACCCCCGCCGAAGGCCCGAAGGCATTGGTCCGCGCCATGCAGGACTATGCCGCCGCGAAGAACGCCCCCCCGCTAGAACCCACCCAAGGAGGCCACCATGCCCAAGGACGCCAACCTGCCCGCCCAGATCGCGGCGCCGCTGCCGCCGACGACGCCCTACGCGATCGCATCGAGGGAGCCGTTCGAAATCGCAGCCCATCGAAGCGCGGTATCTGCTTTGACTGAAGTGATCATGGACGGCTACTGGCGCGATGATCTGAGCCAGGCCAAGCGATCCGCCATCTTGGCAGACTGGTGCGACGAACTGGAGGACTGGCCGCTGAACAGCATCCAGGCCGCGTTTCGCAAGCACCGGCGTGATCGCCCCGACAAGAAGCCCAATCCTGGTCATATCCTGCAGCTGCTGAACAAGGCATGGGGCGAACACAATGCGCCGGCCGTGCGCGCTGCCATGGCCGCCACGCAGGAGGCGCCGCGCGAACCGATCAGTGCCGAACGCGCCAGCGCGATCCTTGAGGAGCTGGGCTTTGCCGTGAAGCGCGTCGAGCCCACGCAAGACCGCGCCACCAACGCCGAGGTCAAGCGGCAGGTCCAGGAGCTGCAGGCCACACCGGAGGGAGAGCCGTGACCGCCGAATATCAGATCCTGCGCGGCCTTTTCATCCGCGTGATCCACCTGGCGTTCGATGACGCCCGCAAGGAGGTTCTCGATGCTCGTCGCAAGCTGCGCAACGAGGTCAGCCGGGCCAAACCGCAAAGCCGCCAGAAGGTCGAGGCGTTCTACCAGGCGCGTGTCGACCAGGCCATCGCAGCCCATCGCCGCTACTTCGAGAGCAAGGATTACCGGATCGTCTGCAGCTGGGCCGATCTGTTCATCCGCCCCGATGACATGATGCGCGCGATCGAAGCCCCGGAAGTCGAGACATGAGCCGGTTCCGCCTGACAGCAAAGGTCCGCAAGAACGCCGACTACATTGCCCTGTCGCGGTTTCTGGATGATCTGGGCCTGCCCCACGAGGTCGTGCAGCCCAACGCCAAGGGGCACCCTGCCCTGCGCATCACCCTGCCCACCGGCACGCTCATGGATCACCACATCGCCTGCACGCCGCGCGGCTGGTGCAACGCCCCGGCAAGGGTCGCAGCCCTGCGGCGCAAGCTGATCGAGGCAGGCGCACTGGCCAAGCCGCACAGCATCGTCTGAGTTTACAGCCGCAGATTCGGACAATTGTCCGTTGATTGCGCCCACTGTTCGTGAGATTTGTGAACCAATCACAGCCGTCGATTATCCGTCATTACCCCGTCATTCGGAAGCCATGCTCAAAAGCCCCCGCCAACAAGCCTTTTGCGAACAGTACGTTATCCTTCGGGATGGCGCGAAAGCGGCTGTCGCAGCGGGCTACAGCCCCAAGCGCGCAGCCGTGACGGCCTACGAGTTCATGCAGCGGGATGACATCCAGGCGGAGCTGACGCGCCTGCGCGAAATTCGCGACAAAGACTTTGGGATGACCGCAGGCGACGTGCTGCGCGAGATTGCCCAGATCGCCCTGGCCGACATTGGCGACGTGCTGGAATGGGGGCTGGAGGAGGTTCTGGGCGACGATGGCCTGCCCATGACCCTGCCCGATGGCAACCCGATCATGCGGCCCGTTATTACCCCGGTCAATTCACGCGACATCGCGCCCGGCAAGCGCCGCGCGATCAAGTCCGTCAGCATGTCCGAGAAGGGCACCTTCAAGCTGGAGCTGGCCGACCGCAGCAAGGCCCTCGAAATGCTCGGCCGCCACTTCGGCCTGTTCGAGAAGGACAACGAGCAGGCGGGCAAAGCCGCCGCCGGGTCCGTCGCAGCCCTCATTGCCGCGTGCCAGGGCAAGCCCCTGATGCCCGGCGCAGATTGACCGGCGCCATGGATTACCACCGCGCCCAACCCAAGCCTCACAGCGTCCAGGAGGGACAGATGAGCGATACCACCCCTAAGACCGCCGCCATCGTTGAGCTTTTCGATGTCGATTCACCGTTTGAAGGGCCTGCGGTCCGCTGCCGCATCAAGCCTACCGGCCTGATGGTAACCGAAGGTGGCCGCGATGCCTCGGGTCGGGTTTCGCCCGACATCGCAGAAGCCATCGCCAATCTGGCGCTTGCGATCCGGCTGAAGAACGAGGGACGGTCCCAAGCGCATCTGCGCGATGCGATCAGCGAGGCGGGGCCGGGCCACTTCATCACGATCAAGACACGCGAGACTAACACCATCTCCAAAGTCCTGACCGATGGGAACGTCCTGCTGATCGAGGGTAGGCTGATCGACGACAAGCACATCTACGAGCCGGGGGACGTGGTTCCGCGCAGGGTCTGGCATCGCCTCACTGGCAACCCGCCTACCCCCATTGTCGACCCCGACATGACGCCCGAGGAAGCACGCGAGCTGCTGCGCCGCGCGGGGCCTGGGCCGATTAGCTTCACCAAAGACGACACCGCAGCGTCAGGGTTTTACAAGGTCAACGTGCCTAACATAGGCAAGCTGGACGCCAGCAAGATCACGATTAAGGGCGAGGAACAGAAAGCCCCCCCGCTGTTCACCATCCAGAGCAAGCGCGGCGTGGTCGAGATTACCGAATCCGGCGTCCGCGCAAACGATGGCGACCATGATGGCACGCTGATGAAGCACGCCATGGCCGCCCTGCCCCTGATCCTCGAACGCGAGCGCGACCGGCAGCTGTATGGGCCCCATAAGGTGATCAGCCTGCAGGACGCCGTGACGGCGATACGCGAGGCCATCGAGGATGGTGACGACGCGACGGTGGACGCCGCAGGTGATGCCATCGCGGAGCTGGTCCGGTTCATCGGGCGCGCGGATGACGACGACACGGAGCTGGCCGAGGCCATCGCTCACGAGCGCAAGCGGGCGCAGGCCGAGGAAGCAGAGCGCGGCAGCGCAGAGACGATCACCGACGCCGAGGCCCACACGGGCGTTGCCGAGGGGCTGGCCGCAGCAGGACGGCTGACCTTTCGCGGCGAGCCGGTAAAAAAGGACCATCATTTCACAACCAAGGAACACAGGTCGGTCGATCCGGTCACGGGCCGCGTCACGGAAACCACCACGACCACCCATAGCTGGACGCCGCGGCGCTGATGGCCCAGCCCCGCGCCATAGCAACGACATGGGCCGCCACGCGCGGCCCCTTTCGCATGGCGCGGCGATGAATGAGCCGCGATTGGTCCCAGCCCCTGACCGAACCCCTGCCGGCGCCCAGCACGCCGGAAGAATGGGCCGCCTGCCTGGCAGACCCCTGGTGGCGGATATGCTCGGGCGTCCTCTACAAGATCATGGTCAAGGGCGACGACCAGGACGACACGGAGATAGGTCAGCTGGAGCCGTTCTTGCCGAACGTCAACCAGCTGCGGTTCCTGCATCGGTTCCACTATCGCAACACCATCCTGAAAGCCCGGCAGTTGGGCTTCACGACCTTTGCCGCCATCTGGGGGCTGGATCGTGCTTTGTGGACGAAAAACCAACGCTGCGGGATCATCGCGCAGGATCAGGACACGGCATCCGCCATCCTGAAGGACAAGGTGCTGCTGGCCTACGAGAACATGCCGCAGCACATCACCGACGCGATGGGGTTCAAGAACCGCACCGCGAAGGAGCTGCACTTCGCCCACAACAACAGCTCGATGCGCGTGGCCACGTCGATGCGGGGCGGCACCATCCATTTCCTGCACGTCTCGGAGCTGGGCAAGATCAGCGCCACCTATCCGGCCAAGGCCAAGGAGGTCCAGACGGGATCGCTGCCAGCGGTGCCCGCAGCAGGTATCGCCACGATCGAGTCCACCGCCGAGGGCGCAGAGGGGCTGTTCTTTGACATGACCAGCCGCGCCGAAGCCCTCGCCATCTCGAACACGCCCCTGAACAAGGGCGATTACAAGTTCCATTTCTTCCCGTGGTTCATGGAGCCCGGCTATCGGGCCGACCCTGCGCGCGTGCGGATCAGCCTCAAGCAGCACGAGTACTTCGACAAGCTGGAGGCCGAGACAGGCCACTCGATCGATATGCACCAGCGCGCCTGGTATGTGATCAAGCTGGAAGCCGATTTCAGCGGCGACCAGCAGATGATGCAGCAGGAGATGCCCAGCACGCCCGCCGAGGCGTGGTCGCGCAGCACCGCCGGCACATTCCTGACACCCCAGATCACCGCAGCCCGCGCCGCAGGCCGTATCGGGAAAGTGCCGCACGTCGCATCCCTGCCCGTCCACACCTTCTGGGACATTGGCGGCAGCGACGGCACCGGCATCTGGATGGGCCAGCAGGTCGGCCTGTCTATGCACATGATCCGCTACCTGGAGGACTGGAGCAAAGGCTACGCCCACTTCATCAACCAGATCGAGAGCCACGGCTATGTTCTGGGCGATCACTACCTGCCGCACGATGCCGCGGCAGAGCGCCAGGGCAAGGATGGCCTCTATTCGCCCCTGTCCATGCTGCAAGACCTGCGCCCGCGCTGGCGGTTCCACATCGTGCCCCGCATCCACGACTTCACCGCAGGCATCACCATCCTGCGCGAGCGGTTCAACGAGCTGTGGATCGACGCCGAGGGCTGCAAGGAGGGCATCACCCACCTGGAGCTGTACCGCAAGCGGTTTAACACCAGCACCAAGACCTTCGCAGACGAGCCGCAGAAGCATGACGGCCACTCCGAAGCCCCCGACGCCCTGCGCCAGTGGGCGCAAGGGTTCACCCCCTCCCACGCAACAGGCGAGCGGAAGAAGCCCGTGCGCCGCAGATCAGGACTGACAGCATGAGCAACCAAGCCCCCACCCCGAGCCTGACCGATCTGGAAGCGCGCCTTGAGATGTCGATGCGTGCCACGCTGAAAGCCGCCGCCGATGTCGTCGCGGCAGGCGGCAGCGTCGAGGAAACCGCCAGCACCAGCAAGCTGAAGGACGGCCTCCTCGTCCAGGGCATTGTCATGGTGTCGATGACCGGCTTCAAGCAAGAGCCGGTGACGCCGTGAGCTCGCCGCAATCCCCCCGCACCTCGGTGCTGCAATTCGCGGCGCAGGTCGCAGCCCAGCAGACCACAGCAGCCCTGACCGTCATCGCCCTCCGCGAGGATGGCAGCGTCACCATCCAGACCGAGGGCGACGTTGCGATGTTCCTGCTGGCGGTTGAGCAAGCCAAGCACTCCATGCTGGCGAACCTTGGCAAGGAGGGCTGACCAGTGAATCCGCGCTTCAAGCTCGCCCGCATGTCCCTGGACGCCCGCCCGGTGGTCGACCTTGCCATGCGACATTTCGAGACGGTCAGCGGCAATATCCGCGTGACCGGGACATGGTTCATGGACCCGGATACGCGCCGCAGCCAGCCGTGCCTGGTGCTGACCGATGCAACCAAGCCCCTGCGGACCGATCGCGTGGTGCCCTGCATCGTCACCCTGGATCAGGCGTGGCGCTGGACGGTCGAGATGGGCGAGCCCCAGCACGTCTGGCCCATCATCGCAGGATGGATTCGGGAAGGCGTCCTGCCTGGCCAGCCCACGAACAAGCAGGACATGTGGGCTGTTTTTGACGCGATTCAGTGCCGCCTGACTGATATGATGATGATGCCGCCGATGCCTGCCGCCCCGGCCGCGAAATATGGCACGCCCCCCGAAACTGTCGGGGAGCTGGTCATCACGGATCGAAACACCGGGGCGGTGTTGCAAGAGGTGGAGCTGACCAAGCATGTTCGACATTGATTTTTCGGGTGGCCGCATCCTCACGGTGAACGGCCACCCCTACAATTCGCGGCCCGGCGAGGTGCCGTTCATCGACAGCGCGGCTGCGCAAATCCAGAGCGACCAAGGCCGGTCCGTAGGCGAGGCCAAGGTCGACAAGCTAGACCAGCCGAAGGCCCAAGAGCTGTTCAAGCGCCTTCTGGCCATCTATCGCTACGAGTTGGAGCGACAGGCGCAGAACCGCTACGAAATGCGGGTCGATGAGGATTTCTACGATCATATCCAGTGGACGCTGGAGGAGGTCGCAGAGCTTGAAGGCCGTGGGCAAGCGCCGCTGGTGTTCAACCTGATCCAGACCACGATCAACTGGCTGCTGGGCACGCAGCGCCGCGCGCCGCAGGATTACAAGATCCTGCCCCGCACGAAATACGGGCTGCAGTCTGCCGAGTCCAAGACGGAGCTGCTCCGCCACGTCCGCGACGTGAACCACTCGAACCACCATGTCAGCCTGGCATTTGCGGATGCGGTCAAGGCGGGCATCGGCTGGCTTGAGACGGGCGAAGGCGACCCCGCCGAGGGCGTGCGCGTGTTCGATCGGCGCGAGCCCTGGGCCAATATGCTGTGGGACAGCCGCGCGCAGGAGATGGACCTGTCCGACTGTCGCTATGTCACCCGCATGAAATGGCTCGATCTGGACATTGCGGCGGCCCTGTTCCCCAAGCGCATCGGCATCCTCGAAAAGTCCAGGGAAAACCGCCTCTATATGGTCGGCCAGTCGGACTATGGCGACGACGCCAGCGACAGCCACGAGGAAGACACCAACACCAACGTGGGCCACGAGGTCACGTCCGGTGGCGCCTATATCCGCGACCGCATCCGCTGCATCGAGATGTGGTTCAAGATGCCTGCCACAGTGCCGGTTATCTCGGGCGGTCAGTTCCGCGGCGAGGTCTTCGATGAATGGTCGCGCGGCCACTGGGATGAGATGGTCCACGAGCGCGCAACCCTGGTGATGCGCCCCCGCATGGTGATCCATGTGGCCGTGATGACCGAGTTCGGCTTGCTGGACCTGCGCCAGTCGCCCTATCGCCACAACCGCTTCCCCTTCACCCCCATGTGGGGCTATCGCCGCGCGCGCGACGGGATGCCCTATGGCGCGATCCGAGGCCTGCGCGGCCCGCAGCGCGACCTGAACAAGCGCGCGTCCAAGGCCCTGCACCACCTGTCAACGGTTCAGGTGACGGTCGAGGACGGCGCGGTGGATGACATCGAGGAACTGCGCGATGAGGCGGGCCGCCCCGACAGCGTGATCGTCTACAAGGCAGGCAAGCAGCCCCCGAGGATCGACAAGAACACCGAGGTCGCAGCCGCCCATCTGCAGCTGATGGACAAGGACGCGCAGATGATCCAGTCGGTCGGCGGCGTGACCGACGAAAACCTGGGGCGCAGGTCCAACGCCACCAGCGGCAAGGCCATCATGGCCCGGCAGGATCAGGGTTCGCTGGCGACCAGCACCTTCTTTGACAACCTGCGCTATGCGGCCATGCTGCACGGCGAGAAGCAGATCATCAACGTCGAACAGTTCTACACCGAGCAGGATGAAATCCGCATTCTGGACAGCCGGGGCAAGCCTGACTTCAAGCAGGTCAACGACCCCGAGCATCCCGAGAACGCGATCGACATGTTCAAGGCCGACTTCATCATCGAGGAGGAAGATTGGCGGGCCAGCACGCGACAGGCGCAGGCCGAGCAGCTGCTGCAGCTCATGGAACGCCTGGCGGCCACAGCGCCCGAGATCGTTATTCAGACCCTCGATCTGACCATCGAGGCGCTGGACGTGCCGAAGCGGGACGAGATCGTGAAGCGCATCCGGCAGATCACCGGTGCCGCTGACCCCGACGAGGATCCGAACAACCCGAGCGAGGAGACGATCCAGCGTCAGCAGGCCGCCAATGCCGCCGCAGCGATGCAGCAGCGCGCCCAGGAGGCCGAGATTGCCGGTCTGGAGGCCAAGACCGCCAAGACGCAGGTCGAGGCACAGAAGGTCAGCGCAAGCCTGCGTGGGACAAGCCTGGACGATCTGAAGAAGGCCGTCGAGGCCGCGATGCAGATTGCCGGTGCGCCGGCCATCGGTGCCGCCGTCGATCAGATCATGGCCGCCGCGATGGAGGACGCCCAAGCCGAAGGCCAAGCGCCCGCAATGGCCCCCGAGATTGACCCCGCAATGGGCGCTGAACCGCCCATGCCCGACCCGGCAGCACCCCCCGCTGCCCTGCCCATGTGAGAGGAAACACCGTGTCCAAGAGCAACCTGAACACCGCCGCCGAGGATGATCTGCGCGCCATGGGCTTGCCCGCGGCGTTCACGATGGATGACCTGCGCGCGGCCTTCGATCCCGCCGAGATCGCCGCAATGTCCGAGGGCGATGACCCGCTGGTCACTGACCTGCCCGAAGATCTGCGCGCCGCAGGCGTCAAGTCCAAGTCCGCATATGACGAACTGAACGAAACCGCAGAGGAAGGCGACGGCGATGATGGCGATGATGATCCTGATGGCAATGGCGATGCCGATGCAGACGAGGACGATCAGGACGGCGACGAGGGCGACGATCCCGACGCCGAGGGTGACGGCGAAGGCGACGAGGATGCTGGCGACCAGGCCGACGATGGCGCGGACGCGGATGCACCGGGCGATCAGCAGCCGCCCAAAGCGGACACGACGCCCGATCCGGTCCTGACCCTCAAGGACACGGCCGAGCTGGAAACCAAGGTCAACACCTTCGATTCCAAGCTGGAGGACTTGCAGGCGCTATACGACGATGGCGAGCTGACCAACGCCGAGTTCAAGGCCAAGCTGAAGGAGCTGACCACCGAACAGTCGAAGGCCACTGTCGAGCTGGAGCGGGCCCAGGAGGCCAACCAGCGCGTCCAGCAGGAGTATGCGCAGTCCTGGTATGGCAAGGTGGCATCCTACACCGCCGCGCGCCCCGAGCTGATGGACCAGACCCCCATTCCGGGTCTGCCCGAGGGTGCCAGTGCCTTCAAGGTGTTCGACAACGCCCTGCGTCACGTCACCAGCGAGGCCGGGCGTGAAGCGTTCGGGCATCTGACCATGGCCCAGAAGATCGACGCCGCGGCCAAGATCAGCAATGCCTACATCGAACAGACCGCAGGCAAGCCCCTCAAGGCCACCGATCCCAAGCCGAAGCCCAAGGGTGACGGCAAGAAGGCCGAGAAGCCCGGGCCGCGCACCGACAAGCGCCCGGATCGCGTGCAGACCCTGGGCGACGTGCCCGCCGCATCGGACATGGACGTGCAGAACAGCCGCTTTGCAGCCCTGGACAGCATGGACCCGATGGAGGCCGAGGACGCCATCGCCCGCATGAGCAAGTCCGAGCGCGAGAAGTACCTGGCGGGCCAGTAACACGACCGGCGCCCGGCAACGACCGGGCGTCACCACACACACGAGGGACGGACGATGACGAAATCACGCGGCGGATATGGGCTGATGCGAACCTGTAGTGTCGCAAGCGGGCCCGTGTCCATCAGGATCGGTGAAATCACCGTCACCATCGCCCGTCTGCGGGACCAGACAGCCGATATCGGCGTCAAGGCACCACCCGAGATGTCCATCACGTTCGAGGATGGCCGCTCCGTCCATGATACTGTTGAGAACGCTATTCGATCCGTGTTAAAAGACGAGCACTGACCTCAAAGCACAGGATGTGTCGCGAAGTCGCAAACCCAACGGTCTGTGACAGGAGCCACATCCATGAAGACCACCTTTGGAATCAATTCGCCCCAAGCCGTGAAGCGGTGGGCGAACGACCTTGCCACCCAAACCAGCAAAGAGATGTATTTCACCAAGTTCATCGGAACGGGTGAGAACAACATCATCGAGCGCAAGGTCGACCTCGAACAGGCGGCTGGCGACGAGATCATCTTCGACCTGAACATGAGCCTGCGCGGCGACATGACCGAGGGCGACGATGTTGTCGAGGGCCGTGAGGAAAACCTGACCTTCCTGCAGGACCGCGTTCGGATCGACCAGGCACGCAAGGGCACCGACGCCGGTGGCCGCATGACGCGCAAGCGCACGCTGCACAACCTGCGCACCATCGCCCGCGACCGCACCGCCGAGTTCACCGCCGAGTGGACCGACGAGCTGATGATCGTCTATCTGTCCGGCGCGCAGCCCGGCCAGTATGTGAACGAGGACGCCAAGGTTCGTCGGCCCTTCGCCAGCAACCCGATCGAGGCGCCCGACAGCTATCACATGGTCTATGGCGGTTCCGCCGTGTCGAAAGCCACGCTGGAAGTCACCCACACCATGTCGCGCGAGCTGATCGAGCGCACCTCCGTCATGCCCAAGATGATGACGGCCATCGACCCCACCGGCCAGACCGTCAAGATGAGCCCGGTTCGGCTGGAGGAAGGCGGCAAGCACTTCCTGATGCTGATGTCGCCGTTCCAGATGCACGACCTGCGCAACGGCGCGGGCGACCTGGGCTGGGCCGCCATCCAGAAGTCGGCCGCCGCCGCCGAAGGCAAGAACAACCCGCTGTTCAAGGGTGGTTCGGGCATGATCAACAACACGGTGCTGCACGAGCATGAGAACGTGCGCCGCTTCCGCGACTATGGCGCCGGCCAGAACGTCGAGGCACACCGCGCGCTGTTCATGGGCCGTCAGGCGGGCGTGCTGGCCTACGGCAACGGTGGCAGCGGCAGCCGCTTCCAGTGGGTCGAGGAAAGCAAGGACGCGGGCAACCGTGTCGCCATCTACTGCGGCGCGATCTTGGGCTTCAAGAAGTCCCGCTTCGGTGGCCGCGACTTCGGCGTCATCACCGTGGACACCGCGTCCAAGAACCCGAACCCGGCCATCGCGGCCTGATAAGCGCCCGACCGGTCCCAGCACGGGGCCGGTCTTTCCCCCATACGCCAGCAGGAGACACCGATGGCTATCAAGACCTCCAAGTACACGGGCGGGAACGGGCGCAAACAGCTTCCGTCGCCCTATGTCGCTCACGTCGCCACCACCGAGATTGTGGAACACGTCTTCACCGAGGCCGTGGCCGCCGCCGACATTCTCGAACTGTGCTACCTGCCCCCGAACTGCCGGATCACCGATCTGCGCATCCAGACGGTCGGCACAGGTGCGGCAACCCTGACCATGGGCCTCATGTCGGGCGATGTCGGCAGTCTCAGCGCCGCCCGCACGATCGGAACCGAGCTGTTCAACGCCCAGGCCACGCCGACCACGGTTCAGGCCGCGACCCTCGCCAACCTGGCCGCGCTGATGTCCTCGCCCATGCCGCGTTCGATCGGCGTGCAGTTCTCGGCCAACGTCGCCGCGAACCCCGTCAACAAGATCATGGCGATCATCACCTACGCCTCGACCTGATCCGGCGACGGATAGGACGATAACCCAGCCCCGGCCATTCCCCCGGCCGGGGCTTTTTCCCAAGGAGAGAGGCCCATGCATATCGAACGCACCCTGCGCGACACCGGCGGGACGAAAGTCCGCCTGGGCGCGACCGAATACCATTTCAAGGAGCTGTGGGCCGATGGGCCGCATGTCGTCCCGGTCGAGGACGAGGACCATCAGGCCACGTTCCTGGCAGTGCCCGAGGGCTACCGCAAATATGCCGGCCCGCTGCCCGAGACGCTGACCCTTGGCGCCATCCCGGTCCTGACGCCCGCGCTGACCGCACCCGTCCAGCAGGAGCCCGCGCCGGTCCCGACGCAGCAGGATGCCAAGCCCGAGCAAGGCCAGAACGACCAGCAGCAGGCGCCCGATCCGGGTGCGATCAGCGGCGACAAGAACGGTGATGGCGTGGTCGACGGCAGCGAGGCCGCGGCGATCCTGGCCGCCCTGCCCGAGGGCGAGCTGCGCGCCCTGTTTGAATCCGAGATCGGCCGGAAGGCCCATCACAACGCCAAGCCCGAAACCATGATCGCTCAGATCGTCGCCGCGCGCGAAGAAGCTGCCGGTTCGAAGAAGGAAGCCTGATCCATGGCCGTCGCCGCATCCGTCATCATGAAGCGAGCCTCCACCATCCTGCAGGATGCGGATGCGGTGCGCTGGACCCCCATGGAGCTGCTGGACTGGCTGAACGAGGCGCAGCGCGCCGTTGTGATCGCCAAGCCGAACGCAAAGAGCGGAACCGCCGTGTTCAACCTTGTGTCGGGCACGCGCCAGACCCTGCCCGAGCAATACACCATCCTGTCGCGCATCATCCGCAACGGCGGCGCGACGGGCAAGGCCATCCGGCAGCTGGCCAGGCGCGAGATCCTCGATGCGCAACTGCCCGGCTGGCATAACACCGCCGTCCTGCCCTTCAACGCGCAAGCAGACTATGCCTTCCAGGACATGATGAACCCGCGCGAATTCTATGTGGCGCCCGGCAATACCGGGACCGGCAGCATCGAGGCGGTTGTCGGCATGGTCCCCGCCAACGTCGCGGCCCCGTCGAGCGGGTCGCAGCTGGACATCGCGGCCTATACGGGGACCGTGGACCTGCCCGACATCTATCAGTCGATCCTGCTGGACTTCCTGCTGTTCCGGGCCTTCTCAAAGGACAGCGCCGCGCCCGACGCCGCGCAGCGCGCCCAGACCCATCTGGGGCTTGCCACCGCTGCCCTGGGCGGCATGGGCGCGTCCGAGATGGCGATGAGCATGGCGACGGCCTTCCTGACCCAGCCCGCAGCGGGGTAAGGCCATGGCCGTCCAGCTGGTCAGCACCGCCACGCTTCTACCCCAGATCGCGCCGTTCGCGCCAACCTGCCCGGCCTTCGTGGCCGAGCAGCAAATCCGCATGGCAGCGATCGAGCTGGCCGAGGTCAGCCGGTCCTGGCGGCACGTCACCACCATCAGCGCCGTCGCAGCCGATGAGACGCTGGTGGCGCCGCCCTTCACCGCGATCCATGAAATCGAGTTCGCGGAGTTCGAGGGCCAGCCCCTGACGCCGATCCAGTTCAGCACGTTCGAGCAGGGGGGCGAGGGCCGCCCGACGCACATCAGCCAGATCAGCCCCGGCGGCATCTGCCTTTCCCCCTTCATGCCGGGCACCCTGCGCGTGAGCCTGTTCCTCAAGCCCCGCGCCGACAACGCCATGGGCGGCAACCCCGTCAAGCCGTTCGAGGACGCCCACAACGTGATCCCCGACTTCTTCGTCTATCTGCACGGCAGCACCCTCACCATGGGCGCACTGGCCCGCATCTATGCCATCCCCGACGAGCCCTGGACCGACGAGGGCCGGGCCGCCTTCTACAACGCCGAGTTCATCCGCAAGCGTGACAGCACGTTCCGCGCCAACCTGCGCGGCCAGCAGCGGGCCAAGCTGCGCACTCGTTTCAGGGATATGTGACCATGGCCCGGATCGCGCTGCGCGGGTTCACCGGCGAAAGCCCGCGGACCGAACCCTATTACCTGCCCGAGCAAGCCGCGACGGTGGCGCTGGACGCGGCCATGCGCGGCGGGAGCCTGACGCCGTTCCGCGCCAACAGCGACCCGGTGGTGGTGTTCGAGACGAACCGGCAGACGATCTACCTGCACGGCGCCGAGTGGCTGGCATGGAACACCGATGCCGACCCCGTGCCCGGGCCGGTCGCGCAGGACCGCCTTTACATCAGCTTCGCCAACACCGCGCCCATCATCCGCGTGGATGGGGCTGAATACCCCCTGCATCTGGGGCGCCCTGGCGCAAAGCCGACCCTAACGCGGCAAGGCACCTTCGACGCCGACACAGCGGAGTTGGTGGCCTATGCCTTCACCTGGGTAACGTCTCTGGGCGAGGAAAGCGGCCCCAGCCCGGTATCGGCACCGATCCTGTGGTCACCCGGCACAACAATCACTGTGGGCAGTCTACCGGCCACCCCGCCTGCTGGGCGGCTGGTCACGCAAAAGCGCATCTATCGCAGCGTGACCAGCACCAGCGGGGCGACGGAGCTGTTCTTCGTGGCAGAGATCCCGGCAACCGATGTGACCTATATCCATGACATCGCGACGGCGCCGATTGCCGAGGCGATCCCAACCGCCGATTTCAACGCCGCGCCCACCAACCTGCGCGGCCTGACCGGGCTGCCCAATGGGTTCATGGCGGGCTTCGCGGGCAAGGAGCTGTTTTTCAGCGAGCCCTTTCAGCCGCACGCCTGGCCGAACAAGTATCGCCAGACGATGAATGACACGATCATCGGGCTGGCGGCCTTCGGCACCGTGCTGGCCGTGCTGACCACCGGCAATCCGGTCACGCTGCAGGGGATGCACCCCGACCAGCTGACCGCCGAGAAGGTCGAGCAGCCGTTCCCCTGCATGTCCAAGCGCGGCATCGTGGATATGGGCTATTCGGCGGTGTTCCCGTCCAGCGATGGGCTTGTGTCGATCAGCAGCCAGGGCGGTCAGCTCATTTCGGATTCGATCTGGACCCGTGAACAGTGGCTGGCGTTGCAGCCGACCACCTTCATCGCGGCCCGCATCGGCACCTTCTATGCGTTCAGCTACATCCCCTTGGGTGGAGGCGCGCGGAAGATGGCGATGATCGACCCCGCGTCGCCGCAGCCGACCCTTCTGCCCGTCTCGGATGGGTCCAGCGCGGTCTATACCCAGATCAGCAGCGGCAACAGCTTCATCCTCGGGACTGACATGCGCAGCGTGCGCCGGTTCGACAACCCGTCGAGCGCCAAGCGCAGCTTCACCTGGCGGTCAAAGCCGTTCCGCCTGCCCTTCGCCCGGTCCATGGGCGCGATCCGCGTGGATGCCCGCGCGGCGGCCGGCGAGACGATGACCACGCGCATCTATGCCGATGGCGTGCTGCGCCACACCACCACCAGGATCAATGAGCCCGTGCGCCTGCCCGCAGGCGAGTTCACCGACTGGCAGATCGAGATGACCGGCACCGCCACCGTGATGCAGCTCGCCATGGCGCAATCGCTGGCGGAGCTGGGATGATGGATGCCCGCCTCAAGACCCAGATCGAGGAATTGCTTGGCCTGCGCCCCGGCGCGGTGGCCAAGCGCGCCGTGCGGTTCTCGGACCTGAAGAACGGGCTGGCCGGGGTCGGCGGTGGATTTGACGCGGCAGCGGTAAAGCGGATCGCGGAGACGGTCGCGCGGGAGGTGGCAGAGGGCTATGACGGCGCGAACGTCGATCTGGGACAGCTGCAGGCCGATATTGACGCCGCAGCAGCCGAGGCCGCAGCGGCCCGCGCCGAGGTCATCAACGCGGTCAGCGCGGCCAATGACGCACAAGCCTATGCGGATGCGCTGGTCAACGCCGTGCGTTCCGATCTGGCCGCCGACTTCACGCAGGCCCAAGAGGCCGCCACCGTCGCGGCACAGCAGATACAGACAGCCGCCGACGCCGTGCTGGCCGAGGCCGTGCGGGTCCAGGACTGGAGCGCAGAGGCGCAGGTAGGGGCCACACAGGCGCAGGCCGCGCGTGATCTGGCCGTCATTGCCCGGCAAGGCGCGCAGGGGCATGAGGCCGCGGCAGAGCTGGCCGCAGGCGTGGCCGCGACCGCCCGCGATCAGGCCGGGGCCCAGGCTGACGCAGCGGCTACGTCGCGCACGCAGGCTGCGGGGTTCGCGTCGGATTCTTCGGCCAGCGCCATCGCCAGCGAGCAATCGCGGCTGGCGGCAGATGCGGCGCGCGGCGGGGCCGAGAATGCCGAGGCCGGGGCGCAGGCCGCCCGCGACACCAGTGTCAGCGCCAAGAACGACGCAGAGGGCGCCAGCTCGCAGGCGCAGACCAGCGCCAACCTGGCCGCGCAATCGCGCACCGATGCAGCCGGGTTCGCTGACGCGGCGGGCACCGCCCGCACGCAGGCCCAGAACAGCGCGTCGGCGGCGGCTGGCAGCGCCAGCACGGCGGCCACACAAGCCACGAATGCAGGCAGCAGTGCCACGGCGGCTAACAGTTCGCGCATTGCGGCCGAGGCCGCGCGCGACGGGGCCAACGCCGCCAATGCCAGCGCGGGCATCAACCGCGACCAGGCGGTGACCGCGCGCCAGAACGCCGAGACGGCGGCAGCGGGCGCACAGGAAAGCCTGCGGCTGACGGCAGAGGTCAGTGGGCGTGATATGTCCGTCATCAATGATACCTTCCTGCAGTCGTCGGACTGGATACGCTGGAACAGCGGCGGTTCTTTGCTGAACCTGCCGAACAGCGTCTATCCTATCGGGCGCGATTGGCGGTTCACGGTCGGCGCCACCCAAGACGATGGCATGGCTATCATTGGAAGCCCTCCGACAATCTGGACCGGCCAGCTGAACGCGGACGCCTATGCCATCGAGGTGGAGTTTACCCTGAACAGCGGCACGCTTACAGGCGCGGGGATTGGCTTGTGGTGGATCAATACGGCAGGGACAGAATGGGCGCCACGCCTTAACCTGGCGGATATGGTTTCAGGGCCGCGCACCAACGCGCAGACCACCCAAACCGCGCGCGGTATCATTGTGCGGCCCGCAGGCTTCACCGGCACACTCGCCAGCCATCGCCTCTATGCTTTCGCCAACTGGATCGGCCTGGGCCTTCGGGCGGCCAAGACGATCACGTTCCATCGAATCCGCATCCGCCCTGCGACCGCCGAGGAATTGGGGCGCGGAGAGGTCGCGGCGGGCGTCCAGGCGAACCTGCTGGTCAACTATCTGACCAGCGCGCAGACGAACCAGGCCGTCGCAGACCTTGAGGAACGCCTGACGGCGGCCATGGGCGGCAGTCTCGCCGCCGTGCGCCGGTCGGCTACCGCCATTGCCAACCTGTCAGGCAGCGTTGCGCGGATCGTGAATATTGCGACCGTCAATGGACAGCCGGTGGGCGCAGGCATCGAGGCAGTGGCCTTCAACAACACCGGGGGCTCCAGCGGTACGCTACTGAAGCTGGTCGGGGATAACGTGGTGGCCAAGGGCACGTTGTCTGCCAGCGCCCTTGTCGTCGGCCTGGGCAAGAACCTGATCCCCGATCCGCAGTTCCTGAACGGGTTGCAGGACATCGGACAGTTTGTCGGCGGCGGGCAGACAGCCACCTTTGGTTTGCGGAAGGCCCCCCAGACATGGGGTGGTGCTCAATATCCCAGCCTTGAGATATTCCAGGGCAACACCTTCAGCGGCGGATTTGCTGACGCGGTGTTCAGGCCCGTGCAAAACGAGGCAGGAGACGGGGGGTTCATCCCCTGCGAGGGCAACGCTTGGTATATGGCATCGGGCAAAGTCTCGAACCACCGGGCCAATGGGCAGCTGATCTTTTCGTGGTTCACCGCAGACGGAACGCCGATTAGTTCGGTGAACAGCCCGCAGTTCGATTATGGCTCGCAATCGTCCACGAACCCCGAGACGTGGCAGCGCGCGCAGTTTCTAGCGCGAGCCCCTGCCAACGCCGCCCTGATGCGGGTCCACTTCCGCAAGCTGGGCACCAAGAGCGGCACGAACAGCTTCATGTTCATCTACAAGCCACAGGTCGAGGAAACCCACGAGGACGCAACTGCTCCGACCGCCTGGGATGCCGGGGGCTCGACCTACATCAACGGCAGCCGGATGATCACCGACACGTTCGATGCGACCCGGCTTATCAGAACGCCCGACATTCGAGCGATCATGGGCCGCTTCGGGAGCCTGACGGCTGCGAACATCAGTGTGGGCGTCGGAGAAGTCGGCACGATCATGCTGAACGGCAATGCCGTCACGGTAGGGGCCGGTCAGGAGCTGGGCAATTTCGTGCCCGGAAACGGGGCGTGGCAGGTCGCCAACAGCGTCTCATACACCCTCCCCTTCTCCGGGGCCGTGACGATCCAGTGGTTCGCATCTCAAAACTACCTGGTGCGCCAGAGCCAAGCTATCGGGATACGCCTACGGATCAACGGGACTGTTCAGTGGTCGCGGATCGCGGGCGACCCGAACGGGGGGGCCACGATCGAACAGGACTGGCTGGTCATGGGATGGCGGCGGCTTCTGGGCGCGGGCACGCATAACATCGTGGTCGACTGGTGGTCGAACAACGCCAACCTGCGGCTAGAAACGAGATCGCTGATGATAAATGGGGCGATGCGATGAGCGGCTATGCGATTATCGACCCAACAGGGCTGGTCATTGGCCGCGAGGAAGGATCGTCCTTCCTGAACGCCGTGAATGGGGGCGGGGCCTTCGGAACCGTGGTGCTGTTGAAAGATGGCGAGACAGTCGCGGTCAACCAAACCGCGTTCATCGACAACGAGTTCGTTTCCATCCCCCCGCGGCCTGCGCCTTGGGCAACCTGGTCGGGATCGGAATGGATCGACCCGCGCACGCCAGCGGACATGCAGGCGGCGCTTTATGCCGCGCGGGATGCCGCAACCCGCGAGAAGTCGGATTTACTCATGACGATGATGGCCGTGGGCGCACTTTCCCAGGAAGATGCGCGGGCCGCAGCGCGAGGCGAAGTGCCTCCGTCCTACCAAGCCGCTTTCGATCAACTGCCGCTGGAAGCGCAAACCTATGCCCTGGTGAAGTGGCCTTCGGATCAGGTCATCAGCCGGAACAACCCTATGGTGCTGCTATTCGCCCATGAGGCGAACATCACGCCCGAGCAGCTGGACGAGTTTTTCGGCGTCCAGACACCGACCTGAGAGAGAGGAAAAGACCATGGCGACCAAGATCACCTTCATGACCAACCAGCAGGCGCATCACCTGGAGGTCGCAAAGCAGCTGACCGGATCGGATGGGTTCATGTCCGACGCCCGCGCCATCGCAGCCTATCTGCCGGGCGACACCGGCATGGACCTGCTGGCCGTGGCCGTGTTCGAGTGTTTCCGGGGTGGCCGTGCCGAGCTGCACCTTGGCTGCGCGCCGGGCAAGCGCCTGACGCCGGAGATCATCACCACCGTCAGCACGCTTGCCTTCCATCCCAAGTTCTTCGGGGTGGACACGCTGGTCTGCCGGGTTCCGACGCAGAACGTGAACGCGATCTGCACGCTCCTGAAGATCGGTTTCGAGGTCGAATACCGTGACCGCTCTAGCGTTGTCGGCGGCGGGGATGGTATCGTGCTGTCACTGTCCAAAGAGACGGTATTGGCCTCTGCCGGGCCTGTCGATGAAGATTACCGGGCCCAGATGGCACCGGTCGAACAGGAGTAAGGCAGATGGGCGGCGGTGGCGCACCGAAAGCAGACCCCAATATCGGTATCGCGGCCCTCAAAAGCGCGGAAATCGGTGAGAAATACCTTGGCTGGATGCAGGAGCAGGCCAAGGTCACGAATGAATGGGCAGCGGAGGACCGCGCCCGGTGGTCGGACACGTTCAAGCCCCTGCAGGACAGCTATATCGCGGACGCGAAGGCATGGGACACGCCCGGCCGCCGCCAGTCGGCATCCCGCGAGGCCATCGCAGATGTGCGCCTGCAAGGGCGCGTTGCGGATGGATCGCGGACCCGGCAAGCGATGGCGATGGGGATAAACCCGAACAGCGGACGGTTCCTTGCTAGCCAGCGCGACGGCGCGAATGACATGGCACTGGCGGCGGTCGGCGCCGGGAACATGGCCCGCGACCGGATCGAGGCCCAGGGCGAACAGAAGATGGCGAACGCGATCAATCTGGGTTCCGGGTTGGGCGTGAACCCTGCGACCAGCATGGGGCTATCCAACAGTGCCATCAGCGCGGGCGCGAACGGCGCGATGAGCGGATATGGTCAGCAGGGCCAAATGCTGAACACGCAATTCCAGCAGCAAATGCAGGGCTATCAGGCCAAGCAGGCAAATATCGGGGCCATGTTCGGCGCAGCAGGATCGGTGGCGGGCATGATGCTGTCTTCCAAGGACGCCAAGACCAACAAGAAGCCGGTCAAGGACGGCATGGGCATCGAGGCCGTGCGCAAGATGCCGGTCGAGGAATGGGACTACAAGCCGGGCATGGGCGACGGCGGCCACCATGTCGGGGCCTATGCCGAGGACTTCCAGAAGGCCACCGGCAAGGGCGACGGCAAGACCATCGACATTGCGTCCTACCTGGGCACGCTCACCAAGGCCGTGCAGGATCTGGACAACCGGATGCGCGGCAAGGGCGGGAGGGCGGCAGCATGAGCCTCGCCAATTCCATCGGCAGCTTCGCGCAGGGTTTTGCAAACGGGGCAACCGCCAAAAAGGACCGGGCCGAGCGCGCCGCCGTCATGGCGCAGAACGACAGACTGATCGACATGATGGGCCAGCAGATGCAGAGAGGCGGCGCGCAGGGCGGATTCGGTGCCATGCCGCCCGCTGGCGGTCTGGGCTATGGCGGGGCGGCCCCGGCCAATGACGGCGCACCCCCGGCCACCGGATCAGCCGGCGCATCTGCAGGCGACTTCAAGCCCGGCCAGACGATCGACCTGTGGTCCCTCATGGATAAGCACGAGGGCGCAGGGGATTACGATACCTTGTTCGGGCACAGCCAGCGCGACGGCCAGTTCAAGGGCACGCGCATCAGCAACATGACCATCGGTCAGGCCATCGACTTCGCCAACCCCCGCGGCGCCTATGGGCAGTGGGTGGCGGGCAAGAACGGCGGGACCGTGGCAACCCCGATGGGCCGTCACCAGATCGTCGGCAGCACCTTGAAGCGGGCGGCTGAACAGATGGGGCTGGACCCCTCGACGCCGTTTAACCGTGACACGCAAGACGCCGTTGCCCGGCACCTGGCCGCCAACCGGCTGCGCGGGGCATCATCGCCCGAGGCCGCCCGCGCGGCGATCCGTTCCGAATGGGTGGGGTTCCGCAAGGTGCCCGACGCCCAACTTGACCAGGCCATCAGCGGCTTTCGAGAGCAATACATGGGCGGTGGCGTCGGCGCCCGGCCCCCGGTTTCGTAAAGGAGGCCCCGATGAGCTTGGGTAATGGATTCGCCAGCTTCGTGAACGGCTTTGTCGGCGGGCGCGACACGCGCGACCGCTGGGAGGATCGCAAGGACAGCAAAGAGCGGCAGAAGGTGCTGGACGAATATGAGGCCGAGCGTCAGAAGCGCTTGGGCGACATGCACGGCTGGGCGGGCGAACAGCACCAGTGGGCGGGGCAGACGCACCGGTCGCAGATGACCGATGCGCAGCAGCGCCAGCGCCTTGCAGACTTGGGCTGGGAGGACACGCAGGCCACCCGGGCCGCGCTGGCCGAGGCCGACGCCGCGGCCTTCGGCGGGATGGGCGGCGGGATGGGGGCAACCCCGCCCCCGGCGAACCAGCCCGGCCCGATCCAGACCGCAGCGATATCAACGCAAGGCTCGCCCCCCACGCAGGGCGGGACGCCGCAGCTGGGCTATGGGGCCGCAGCCGAGGGCATCCCCCGCCCGGCCATGCCGCTGCGCGATCCGGCCACGCAGCCGCAATACAGCCATGGTACCGCCGCCCCCGTGGTTGCGCCGCAGCGCGCCGCACAGGAGGGCATGGGGGCTGCGCCCGAGGCCGAGGCCGATCCCCTGCTGGTCGAGAACCCCGATGGCACGTTCACGCCCCTGCGCGGTCCGCGCGATGCCACCGAGCAGATGGCACTGGCCGAGGCCGCCAAGGCTGGCCGCCTCAAGCAGGGCGATGCGTCCGCAGATCGTCAGGCGCAGGTCGATGCCGCTGGTATGTCCCGGGCGACCGAGAACCCCGTGGCCCGCGCGCTCCGCCTCGATGAAGGCAATGAGCTGGGCGGCGATGGCATGGCGACCCGCAACGTCGCGCAGGCCGGAAAGCACCTGAACCGCACGGCAGTGAAGGCTTATGATGCGGTGGGCAATCAGGCGGTGCGCGGCGGCGAGACGATCGCGGCGGGCGTCAACGCCATCAGCAGGTGGATGACCGGCGAGGATGCGGTGAGTGCCCCGGAGCGGTTCGACACGCTCAACCGCAATGCCCCCGCCTTCCCCGACGCGCCTGCGACGGTGCCGAAGGATGCCGACGAGGGCCAGGCCGCAGCGGCGACCGGCGCGGAATCGGCACTAGAGGCCGCCACCAGCACGCCCGCCGGAGCCGCGGCGATAGAGGCCATGCCGTCCCTGGGCGTCAAGCCGGGCCAGCCCATGACGCCCGCGCAGATCGACCGCGCCGCGCAGACTCACATGCAGAGCTATCGCGACAACGGCCTGCCCATCATCACGCGCGAGCTGATGCGCCAGGGCAAGTTCGCGGAGGCCGAGACGCTGCGGACCTTCGTGAACGATGCCGCCGCGCAGGACGGGATGAAAGCATGGTCGGGCGCGGTGTTTGCGGCTCTGTCGGGCGACGTGGACACCGCCGCCGCGCGCATGATCGACGCCTATAACAGCAGCGGCTATTTCGATGATGGATTCGAGATCGTCAAAGACAAGACGGACCTGATCCGCGACGACGATGGCACGGTCATGGGCCTGCGGCTGACGCGGCGCAACCAGTCCACAGGTGAGGAAACGACCGAGGAAGGCACCATTGGCGACGTGATCGAGCGTGGCCTGTGGCTGCTGTCGCCCGAGCAGGCGGCGCAGCAGTATATGGCCCAGCAGCAGGCCATTGCAGTGCGCCTGGCCGAGATGGACGCCGAGCGGCGCGAGCTGGGTGGCGACATTATCAAGGAGCAGGCCAAGCAGGCGGATGCTAACGCCCTCAAGCTCATCGAGTTGACCGCTGATAGCCTTGGTCAGCCGACGATGACCCTGGAGGAAGCGCGGGCGGCCATAGCGGGCCAGGGCGCGCCGGAAGAAGGCTCGGCAGAGGACGATGTGCCGATGCTGCGCCGCCCCGAACGGTGATCCTGCTTGAGTGAAAGCCCCCGCCCATGTCATAACGGCAGGGCGGGGACATAGGACATGGGCTCGCTGATCCACACCCTCGGAGAAGCCCCATGTCCGGCAATACGCCCGCTGCCCGCGCAATTGCGCAGATCGACGCCCTCTATGGTGCGCAGACCGCCCCCCAATCTACCGACATCAAGGCGATTTCGCGCAAGACGCGCGTGCCGGTCAATGTGCTGGTGGCGCTGGACGAGGGCCGCGGCGATCTGAAGGCGGTCGAGGCTCATGCCACCCGGATCGCGCAGGCGGTCGAGGCGGGCAAGCCGATCGAGGATGCCATCTATGAGGTTGCGGGCGACGAGGGGCGCGGGCGGGCTATCCTGGACACCGCCTATGATCTGGCAGACCGGATGGAGCCCCCTGCCCCCGCCGCCGCCGACAGCGGCAATGATGGGCGCGTGGGTATCGCGGAAGGCGTGGCCGGGATCGCGCGGGATTTCGGATCGGGGATGCTGCGCGCGGGCGGTGGTGCGCTGGAAGCGGCCGGCGTGGTGGCCGACGAGGCCGTACGCGGCGCGTTCAGCGATGATCCGTCCCAGGCAACGCCCCTGCGCGGAGCAGGCCGGGCGGCGGGCGACGTGGCGCGCGGCGCGGGCGAAGGCATCGCGGCGGGGCGCAGCGAGGATTACCAGCGTGTGCGCGAGGGCACGCAGCCGGGCGGCAGTCTGGCGGACCCGTCCAGTTGGTCCCTTGGCGACGATCCGTCAATGCTGGGCCTTGCGGGCCTGACTGCCGAGGGTCTGGGTTCCATGGCCCCCGTGGTGGCCGCTGGCGTCCTGACCAAGAGCCCGGCGCTGGCCGGTTCGATCGTCGGCGGCCTGATGGGCGGCGGCGAGGGCGTCGAGACGGGCCGCCAGTTCGTCCAGGACGCGGCCAAGACCCTGGATGAGAACGGGCGCCCGGTCATCGAGGGACTGCCGGAATACCAGAAGTTGCGCGAGGCGGGCACCAGCCACGACCGCGCCGTGGCCGATCTGACGCGCCGGGCCGAGAACGAGGCCGGGTTCCGGCAGGGCATGGTGGCGGGCCTGGGCGGCGCTGCGACCAACCGCATCCTGATGGGCGCTGACGGCTGGCTTGGGCGCGGCGGGCGGCTGGCGCGCGCTGGCAAGAAGGGCGCGGCGTCGGCGCTGGAGGAGGGCGCGCAGGAAACCGCAGAGGGCGTGGCCGGGGGCCTGGGCATCGAGGCGGCCACCGGGGCCAATGTCGACCTGATGGAGGACAGCTTCGGTGATTTCGTCGCGGGCTCGCTGGCCGGTGGCGCAATGGGCGCAGGCGCGGGCGCATTGGGGCGCGGAACGGATCGACCGGACCCGCAGCCCGACACCCCGCCTGCCCCGCCCGAGCGGCTGGCCCTGCCCGCGCCCGAGAACGGCGGCACGATCTTTGGCCGCCCACCTTCCGCCGACATCAACCCGGCGATGCCCTTGGGCCTGCCGTCTCCCACCAACGGCGGAACCATTATCCCCCCGGCACCGGCCCCGCGCCAGCCGGGCGAGCCAGAGCCGATCACGGTTCGGCAGACCCCCGATTTAGCCGGGCCGTCTCCTGACGCGCCCGCACCCTTGGTCCCGGCTGGCGGCAGCAGCCTGGATCAGACCGCCGCGCCTACCCTTTCCTCCTCCCTCGGGGCGGGCGCGGCGGTTCCTGATGCCGGAATGGGTATCATGCCCGTTCCCCCGGTTGCCCCGCCTGCCGGGCCAGTCGAAGCGATCGCACAGAGCCTTGCGGCGTCGATTCCGGCGCCGGTGGCCGAACCCGCCCCCCGGTTCCCCGATCAGAAGCCGGGCGCTACGGTCCTGCTGGGAAGCCCGGAAGGCGCGAACGAGAATGCGGTGTTCCTGCGCGAGACGCCCGAGGGCGCGCTGGTGCGGATTCAGGGCCAGGAGGTCGAGCTGACGCCCGAGGCGTTCGACGCGGCCCGCAATCAGGCCGAGGTGAACCAGAACCGCGAGGAAACCCCGCGGGGCGATCTGGGCGGCAACTCGGTGGCGGCATCGGTCGGCGCCAAGAAGCGCACCCCCATTGCCCTGTCGGTCGAGGAAGAATTTGCCCGGCTGAACCCGGAGCAGGCCCGCAAGCGCCTCGACGGGCTGACGGCACAAGCCAAGCAGCGCGGCTGGGATGCCCGCCGCCGGAACCTGCGCACCATCCTGGAGGGGCGCATTGCACTCGGAGGACCGGCCAATGTGGAACCCACAAGCGCAGAAGATGGGCCCGAGGGCGGGCCTGCCCCCGCTGGGGTGGATGATGTGCGCGCGGACAGCGGCGAAGGAGCTGCAGCGCGCGGGGTTCCTGACCAGGAAGGAGCGCAAGCGCCTGGTGGCATGGATCGAGAACCCGGAGAGGGAGCAACCCGACCCGAGCCTGACGGCGGTGCTGTGGGCGGTCTGGATGTGGCAGGCGACACCGGGAAGCTGGGCGGTTCACTGACCGCAGCCCGCGCGGCCGGGCTGATCACGCACACCACCAAGAAGGGCAAGGCCAAGACCGGCTATGTGCTGCAAGGCGTGACCAAGGCCGAGGCCGACGCGATCGACCCCTATTCGTTCAAGAAGGACGGCGGCGTGTTCGTAAACGCCGAGCGGGCCGATGCGTTCGCGCCTGCTGAAAACGCAGCCAAATCCAACCCGGAGGTTCTCACAGTTGGTGTAGACAAACAGAAGCCCCCCCGTGTAAAAAGGGACACGCGGGAGGCCTCGAATGACAACGCACCGAATGTCGAAAACGGTCGAGTACGGAACCTGGCAACGGATGAAAGCCAGATGCCTACGGCCGACGCACAAGGATTATCCGACATACGGAGGGGCGGGGATAACGATAGCCCCGGAATGGGTGGACGACTTTCCGGCCTTCCTAGCGGAGGTCGGGCTGAAGCCGAGCCCAATCCACTCGATCGACCGGATCAAGCCGGAACTGGGCTATCGTCCAGGCAACGTTCGATGGGCGACGCCTCAGCAGCAAGCGGAGAACAGGCCGGGGTTCGTCAAAGACTTGGCGGGCAAAACGGCGATGGAAACAGCCAAAGCGGCGGGGATCGTTCCATCGACCCTGTATCGCAGGCTGGCAGTCGGGATGCCGATGGAGAAGGTGTTGAGCAACCAGCGCCTTCCAACCGGTCCATATCGGAGGATGCTGACCCACAACGGCGAGTCGCTTCCGCTGAAGGTATGGGCGCGGAAGGTGGGGTTGAAGCCAACGACACTTCGCGAGAGGCTACGGCGCGGCTGGACGGTCAATCAGGCACTGACGACGCGGGTGTAACAGCCCCCGCCGCTGCCCCACCCCCGACCGGCGTGGCCGCGGCACTGTCCGACGCCGACCAGGCGCGCATGGCAGAGCTGAAGAATAAGCTGGCCGACCGGCTGCGGAACCAGGCCAACAGCGGCCTCGATCCCGAATTGCTGGGCATGGCCGTCGAGCTGACCGGCCTCTATGTGAAAGGCGGCATCCGCAAGTTCGGCGCCATGCTGCGCGATTTCATGGCCGACACAGGCCTGACGGCGCGCGAATCCCAACGCTACATGCGCGCGGCCTACAATGACGTGCGCGACAATGCCGATCTGAACGGCGAGGACGTGAGCGCGTTCGACACCGCCGATCAGGTCATGGCCGAAGTCCGCGCCGCGCTGGCCGAGCCCGAGACGGCACCTGTCGAAACAGCCACATCGCAAGAATCGCCCGAAGGTGATAGCATCGGGCAGGACACTCAACCGGAGGGCGCGCCCGATGATCGAAACAGCACTGATGAAGGCGATGGTCGAGCAAGCCCCGACCGAGGCCCGCAAGATCCAGAAACGCGGCCCGAACGCGCTGAAGGATCACGTCAGCGCCGTGGTCGAGCGGACGCGGGCCAATCTGGACCCGAACCCGACGCAGGACGATCCGGCGGGCGACGTGATGATGCGCGAGATGGTGATGGCCGAAGCGATGGCCGAGCTGTCGATGGGCAACGACTAGAGCCAGGCCGAAACCACGTTATCCCCGAGGGCGGCCTTGCCCTAAAAGGCGGCGACAAGACCCGCGCCCGTGCTGCCGTGAAGGCCATCGAGATCGTGCGCGATCTGGAGCGCGAGGGGCGGCCTGCCACCTATAATGAACGTCAGCAGCTCGCCCAATACGGCGGTGCGGGCGTCCTCGCCCCTGCCCTGCCCAACAGCGCGGGCAAGATCAGGATGGAGGACATCGCCGCCGATCTGGACCACCTGCTGACGCCCGAGGAACGGGCGACCATCGAAAAGACCAGCCAATATGCCTTCTATACGGCTGAACCCGTCCTGCGGAATATGTGGGCGCTGGCGCAGCGCCTTGGCTTCACCGGCGGCCAGGTGTTCGAGCCCGGTATGGGTGTGGGCGGTTTCGCGGGTACCATGCCCAAGAGCGTGTTCGGCCAGTATTCCGGCATCGAGCTGGATCATGTCACGGCCAAGATCGCCGCGGCGCTTTACCCGCAGTCGCACATCAAGCACGGCGATTTCATCCAGACCCCCATGCCGCGGGACTTCTACGACCTAGTGATCGGCAACCCGCCCTTCTCGCAGACCAAGATCACCGCCGACCCCGCCTATCCGCAGGGGTTCATGATCCACGACTATTTCTTCGCCAAGAGCCTCGACAGCGTGCGGCCGGGCGGCCTGCTGATGTTCGTGACCAGCGCCGGCACGATGAACAAGCGCAACACCAAGGCCCGCGACTATCTGGCCGACCGGGCCGACTTGGTGGGCGCGGTCCGCCTGCCCAACACCGCCTTTGCGGAGAACGGCACGCAGGTCACGACCGACATCATCGTGCTGCGCAAGCGTCTGGAGGGCGAGGCCGAGGCCAACCCGGCATGGCGCGAATCCACGCTGGTCACATACCCGGATGGCAAGGGTGGCACGGTCGATCTGGCCGTGAACCGCTATTTCCAGGAGAACCCCGAGATGATCCTTGGGGAGCAGGGTGCATTCGACACGCTGGTCGGCGCCCCCCGGATCGGCGTGCGCCCGCGCGAGGGTGCGAACCTGGCGCGCGACCTGCGCACCGCCTTGGAGAGCTTTCCCGAGCGCATCATGTCGGCCCCGTCTGCCCTGCAGATGATGGACGGCCCCCGCGATGCCACCAGCGCCGAGACGAAAACCGGCAGCTATTACCTGAAGGATGGCGAGCTGTGGCAGTTCGACGGACGCGAGGGCAAGCCGGTCCAGCGCAAGGGCAAGAGCGGCGGCGGGATGACCAAGGGGGATTACGAGCTGATTACCCAGCTGGTGCCCATCAGGAACGCCCTGCGCGCCGTCTATACCGCCGATCTGGCCGAGACGGATGCCACCGCCGCCCGAGCGGAGCTGAACCGCCTCTATGACGCCTTCGTGGAAAAGAACGGCCCCCTGAACAAGGTCGAGGAAAGCTATCGCCGCCCGTCCGCTGTTGAGCTGGAAGGGCTGCGCCAGCGTGCGGCCGAGGACGCGCGGTCTGCCGGGCTGGATTTCGACACCGGCAGCTTCGATGCCGGGCCGCTGATCGAGGCAGAGGCCAGCATGGCCGCCATCGCCCGCGCGCGGCGCGAGGCCTCCCATGAGCCGGGATACCGGGAAGGCACGTTCAACCCCGATGCCGTGCCCGACAAGGTGATCGAGAAGTTCCCGAACATGGACCCCTTCCGGGGCGATCCCGAATCCTTCCGGCTGCGCGCCATCGAGAAGTTCGACCGGGCAACCGGCCAGGCCCGCAAGACCCGCGTGTTCACCGAGAACGCGGTGAAGAAGGCCACCGCGCCCAAGATTAATTCCCCCGAGGATGCACTCCTGCACCAGCTGGCCGATACCGGGCGGATCGACATCGACCGGATCGCGGAGGCATCGGGATCGACGCCTGAGCGCGTCCGCGCCGAGTTGAAGGGCAAGGTGTTCGAGAACCCGGCCACGGGCGAGATGGAGACGCGGACCCGCTACCTTTCGGGCAATGTGCGGCGCAAGCTGGCCGAGGCGCAGGCCGCCATCGCACGCGACATCCGCTTTGCCGAGAACGTGGCCGAGTTGGAGAAGGTCATCCCCGACCCGATCCCGCGCAGCGGCATTGTCGTACCCCTGGGCGCGCATTGGTTCGATCATGGCCTCTATGCTGAGTTCGCCAAGTCGAAAGGGCTGACCCTCAAGGCCGAGTTCAAGCGCGCCCTGGGCCAGTGGATTGTCGATGGCGATAAGAGCAGCGCACCGGCCAAGAACGAATGGGGCACCGAGGACGTGCCGTTCGCGGAGATGATGCGCCGCGCCATGAACAACAAGCCCATGCGCGTGTCGCGGACGGTGAAGAACGCGGATGGCAGCACCACGACCTTTGTGGACGAGGAAGCCACCCAGGCCGCCGCCGACAAGGCAGCCGAGCTGCGCACCGCCTTTGCCGACTGGCTGTGGTCCGACGAGGCCCGGGCCGAGATGCTGGAGGAACGCTATAACGAGGCGTTTAATGCCGAGGTGGCGCCCGTCTATGATGGTGCCTACCTGACCACGCCGGGTATCAACGCAGGCTGGACCTGGCGGCCCCACCAGACCGCTGTTGTCGCGCGCATCCTGCAGTCGGGCAGCACCTACATGGCCCATGCGGTCGGCGCCGGTAAAACCAGCGCCATGATCGGCGCAGGCATGGAGGCCCGCCGCCTCGGGCTGGCACAGCGCCCGTGGTATTCGGTCCCGAACCACATGCTTGTGCAGTTCGCCACCGAGTTCCAGGAGCAATACCCGCTGGCGAATATCCTGGTTGCGGACGAGAACAACTTCCAGGGCGACCGTCGCCGCCAGTTCGTCGCGGACGCGGCCAGCGGCGATTACGATGCCGTCATCATCACGCACAGCGCGTTCGAGCTGATCCCGTCCAGCCCCGCCGCCAAGGCCGCTGTGGTCGAGGGGATGCTTGCCGACCTGCGCGAGCTGATCCAGGACCAGAGCGACAACCCACGCGATCGAGTGCCCGGCCAGGATCAGGCCACCCTGGGCGCGCTGAAATCCGTCGCTGCGGCCTTGGGCATCAAGGAAGGCAAGAAGGACGCAGGCGATAAGGTCAGCACCGCCAAGAAGATCGCGCAGATGATGGAGCAGGCCGAACAGCGCCTGACCGCCATGACGCAGGACACCGGCAAGGACGAGGTGTTCACCTTCGATGAGATCGGCGTCGACATGCTGTTCGTGGACGAGGCCCATCTGTTCCGCAAGCTGTCCTTCGCCACGACCAACGGCAGCATCAAAGGCATCGACCCCAAGGGGTCCAGCATGTCGATGGACCTCTACATCAAATCTCGATCGGTGGACCGGCGCAATCCGGGCCGCGGGCTGGTGTTCGCCTCGGGAACGCCGATCACCAACACCATGGCCGAGCTGTTCAGCCTGCAGCGTTTCATGCAGCCGCAGGCGTTGGACGAGCGCAACATCAGCGCCTTCGATGCCTGGGCGGCAACCTTTGGCGAGGTGGCGAGTGAATTGGAGCAGACCCCGGATGGGGGCTACAAGGAGGTCAGCCGGTTCAGCAAGTTCGTGAACACGCCCGAGCTGTCGTTGATGGTGCGGCAGGTCATGGACATCGTGACCAGCGCCGACCTTGAGAAATACGTCACCCGCCCGCAGCTGCGCGGCGGCGGGCGCAACCTGGTCGTGATCGAGTCCAGCCCGGAGCAGAAGGCGTTCCAGCGCGACCTGGCCGCTCGCATGAGGGCCATGCAGCAGCGCAAGGGCAAGCCGAAGCCCGGCGATGACATCATGCTGAACGTGGTGAACGATGGCCGCCTGGCTGCGATCGACATGCGGCTTGTGGACCCCACCGCCAGCGGCGAGGGCTCGAAGCTTGAGCGGATGATCCAGAATGTCTATCAGGGCTGGAAGGCCGGGGCCGATGCGCCCCTGCATGGCGTGAAGCCGGAAGGCGGCTATACCGCCAAGCCGGTGATGCGCGGCGCCACCACGCAGATCATCTTTTCCACGCTTGGCGTGAACCCCTCGAAGCACAATCCGAGCTTTTCGGTGCATCGCCATATCAAGGCATCACTGATCCGCATGGGCGTGCCCGAGAGCGACATCATCATGGCGGGCGACCTGAAATCGCACCTGGCCAAGCAGCGCGCGTTCAACGACATGAACGAGGGCAAGCGCCGAATCCTGATCGGGTCCAAGTCGATCTTCACGGGCGTCAACGCGCAGCGCCGCCTGGCGCAAATCCACAACCTCGACCCGCTATGGTTCCCCGCCGACGATGAGCAGCGCAACGGGCGCGGCATCCGGCAGGGGAACATGAACCCCGAGATCGCGATCAACGACTATTCGACCAAAGGCACCTATGACGCGACCATGTGGCAGATGATGGGCCGCAAGGCCGCATTCATCGAGGGCTTCTATCGCGGCGACCCGACCATGCGGGACATGGAGGATCTGGGCGAGGCCAGCGCGTTCGAGCAGGCCAAGGCCATGACCACGAGCGACCCGCGCATCCTGCAGCTGACCGAGCTGAAAACCGAGCGCGACAAGCTGCGCCGCCGGGCGGGGGCCGTGGATACGCAGCGATCCAAGCTGCGCGCGCAGATCAGGTCGGCCATGCGCGGAATCGAGTTCAACCGCGACGAGGCGCGCAAAGTCGAACCCATCACGGGGGTGATCCCCGATCTTTCGGGCGACAAGTTCAAGATGCGCGTCGGCGCCACCGAGTTCGACAGCCGCAAGGAGGCTGGCGAGGCGATCATGGCGCGCGTCGAGGCGCTGGCCGAGGCTGGCAAGTCGGTGAGCGAGATTGTCGTCGGCAACATCGGCGGGTTCCCCGTCGAGGCTGACTGGTCGGAGCTCATGAAAAGCGCCCGCGTGGGCGTCCGTCACAGCCCGGTCATGGACCTGGCCGATGCCGAGTTCAGCGACGATCCCGTGGGCCTTGTCCGCAAGCTGGAACACGCCCTGAAGAAGCCGGAACGCTATCTGGAGTTCTATCAGGCCGAGGGGGCCAAGGCCGAGCGCCAGGCCGCCGCGCTGCGCGCCCAGCTGGAGGGCGTGAAGGAGTTTGCCGACCAGGCTAAGCTGGATGGCCTGGAAACCGAGATTGACACGCTGCAGGCGGCGCTGGTCGCGGATGCGGCGGCGGCCGAGGCCGAAGGCAATCAGGACGGACAGGTGGATGCCCCGCAGGAGTCCCGCTTCACAGCCGAGCCGGTTGTGAGCCTCACGGGCGACGAGCTGGGGGATTGGTCGGATATGCGCGACCTAGGCATGAAAGCCGAGGCTTGGTATCGGGAGAACCTTGTCGGCACGACCGTCACGATGGGCCAAACAGGCTGGAAGGTGCAGTTTGGCCGCGTGGGCTCGAAGAAGTTGGGCGGCCGGAAAGGTGATTTCCTGCTGCGGGCCGTGCCAGCCCTCGCGGCAATGATCGAGCAAGGAACGCTCGTTTCGAGCCAAGGCGACAGGAAGCGCGGCAACGAACGTCTGAAGTTCCATACCGTCCGGGCGCGTGTCTCGGTCGGCGGAGAGACGCATAATCTGTTCATCACCATCCGAGAGGACGGTAATGGCCACTATCACTATGATCTGTCGATGGAGAACGGTGCCGAGGTCAGAAATTCAGGCGCGGCTGGTCGGGTAACTGAAGCCCGGAGCGGCGGTCTGAACGACCTCGGCACAATCAACATGGAGATCGCGGACAACTCTGTCAACGGCGCTGATCCTGAAATGACCCCTGCTTTTGCGCGTGCGATCAACGCTGCGGCCCGCGCGGAGCTGGAGAAGATCGGGATTGCCGGTCGTGTCCGGGCCGAGGCCGGGGGCGAGGGCCGCGCGGCTGGCACCTATCAGCGCGGCGTCATCCGCATCCTTCGCACCCGCGCAGGCAAGTGGCGGCACACGCTCGATCACGAGATACTGCACGCTCTGCGCGACCCCGAGGCCTGGAGCGGCGAGGCGGGCCTGTTCACCCGGGCGGAATGGAGCGCCCTGGCGCGGGCGGCGCGGGCCGACAAGGCCGTGCGCGAGCGCGTCGAGGCGGCCTATCCTGATCTGACCGAGGCCGGGCGCACCGAGGAGATGGTGGCGGAGTTCTATGCCGATTGGGCACAGGGCAACCGTGAGGCCCCTGCCGGGCCGATGGCAAATGCCCTGGGCCGCATCCGATCCTTCTTCAATGCCGTGGCGTCCGCGCTGCGCGGCGAGGGGTTCCAGGACGCGGCCACGATCATGCGGCGGATCGCCGGGGGCGAGGTCGGCGGGCGCGGGCCGGATGGGCCCGGTACCGGGCGCGGCGCGGCGCGCGAGCAGCGTAACATGGATGGCCTGACCAGTGCCCTGCGCGAGGGTGCCGCCCGGACCCGGAAACGGAGCGGGGTGGCCGCCCGCGCGCTGTTCAGCCGCGAGGCATGGAGCAATTCGCCCGAGGTGTTCAGCAATTTCCTGACCGACGCCATGGGCCGCAACCAGCAGTTCAACCTGCTGGGCGCGGTGCCGGGCTATTCCCTGTTCAAGGAGCTGGGCAAGAACCTGTCGGCGGCCCAGACCTATCTGGGGCTCAAGCAGTCGATGGATGCCGAACGCAACGACTGGCAGGCCCGCGCCGCCGCAGCGGTGGACGAGTGGACCAAGATCGGCCGCAAGGACCAGGAGGCCAACACCCGCCTCATGGACCTGATGCACGAAAGCACGCTGGCTGGTATCGACCCGAGCAAGACCGACGACTGGCGGCACCCGCACCTGGACAGCGCGCGGCGCATCGACCGCGCCGATGTTGCCAGCCCCGAGGATCGCGCCTTTGCCGCCCGCGTGGCGCAGGAGATCGCGGACCATGAGGCAACCTATGACCGCCTCAAGCGGCAGTTCGACGCGCTGCCGGCCGATTTCCAGTCCCTCTATGGCAAGGTCCGCGACGAATACGCGACTATGGCCGACGCGACCGATCAGGCCGTGCTGGACAACGTGAAGGTGGCGAACGAGCTGGCACTGAAGCGTGCCCAGAAGAAGCACAAGGACGAGATGCAGCGCATCAAGGACGAGGGGCTGACCGGGGCTGCGCGCGACGAGGCCGTCGACCAGGCCGACCGTCGCCTGGCCGCCACCCAGAAGCGGGCGCGGGACAACGGCGCGGCCAGGATGGCAAGTCTGCGCGCAGCCTTCGAGACGAACCGCCTCAAGGGCCCGTATTTCCCGCTCGCTCGCTTCGGCAGCTATTTCGTCTCCGTGCGGGATGCCGATGGCGCTGTCATTTCGTTCAGCCGGTTCGAGAAGAAAGCCCAGCAGGAGGACGAGGTGGCCCGCGCCGAAAAAGAGGGCGCGGCGGAAGGCTGGACCGTCACCCGTGGCGTCCTGGGCGGCGATGCCGACCTGAAAGGCATGGTGGACCCGCGCTTTGTGAGCGAGGTCGAGGGCATTCTGTCGGAATCGGACGCCAGCCCGGAGACGATGGACGCGATCTGGCAGCATTGGCTGGAGAGCCTGCCTGACCTGTCGGTGCGCAAGAGCCGGATCCACCGCAAGGGCCGGTCAGGATTCAACAAGGATGCGGTGCGGGCCTTTTCGTCGGCGATGTTCCACGGCGCGCACAACCTGGCGCGGCTGCGGTATGGCCTGCGCATGGATGATGCCCTGAACGAGGCCGAGGCGCAGGCCGGGCGTCAGGCTGATCCCGAGCGGGCCGGGTTCGTGGTGCGTGAGATGCGCCAGCGGCACAATTTCACCATGAAGCCGACGAACAACCCGTTGGTGACGGCGGGCACGTCGCTCGCCTTCGTCTGGTATCTGGGCATGTCGCCTGCCTCTGCGCTGGTCAACATCAGCCAGACCACCATCTTCGGCGTGCCGATCCTGCGCACAGCCTTCCCCAAGGCGGGCGTGACGGGAGCCACAAAAGCCCTGGGCAAGGCCGCCGCTGATTTCGGGCGCGGCAAGGGCTGGACCGAGCGCAGCAAGAACCTGACCGAGGATGAGCGGGCCGCGATCCAGGAAGGCTATCGCCGGGGCACGATCGACAAGACGCAGGCGCATGATCTGGCCGCCGTCGCGGAGTCGGGCGTAGCCTACAACCCGACCCGCGAGAAGGTGATGCGGACCATCGGGTTCATGTTCCACCATGCCGAGCGCCTGAACCGTGAGGTGACGTTCCTGGCAGCCTACCGGCTGGCGCGGGCGGATGGTCGCGATCATGATGCCTCGATCAACGATGCCGCCGACCTGACCTGGCGCACGCATTTCGATTACCAGAACACCGCGCGCCCGCGGATGATGCAGGGGGATTTCGAGAAGATCATCTTCACCTTCCGCAATTTCACGGTGAACGCGCTGTATCGCCTATTCCGCGACACGCACCAAGCGTTCGCGGGCGCCACGGCAGAGGAACGGCGCGAGGCACGCGGCCAGCTGGTCGGCGTCAGCCTGTCGATGATGGCCCATGCCGGGATCAAGGGCGTCTGGGGCTATGGCCTGTTGATGGCCCTGCTGGGCGCGGTGATGCCGGGCGGCGATGGCGACGACATCGAGGACTGGATTCAGGACGCGCTTCTGATGGAGGGCGATGATCTGGGCACGGCCGCATGGAATTGGGCGATGGGCATGGTCCTGCACGGCGTTCCCGGAACGGTCACAGGTACCAGCCTGACGGAACGGCTTGGGATGCCAAACCTGTGGTTCCGCCCCCCTCGCGAGGGCACCGAAGGCCAGGACGTTTGGGCGCACTACCTGGAGCAGTTTGCGGGGCCTGTCGTGGGTATCGGCGGGCAGTTCATGTCGGGCCTGTCGATGATCGGGGATGCCTGGTCGGAAGGGAACGGCGACAACCTGATGCGCGGCGCTGAGAAGCTGGTGCCCAATTTCGTGAGCAACGGCGTCATCAAGCCCGCCCGGTTCATGACCTATGGAGCGAACAGCTATTATGGCGATCCGCTGATGGAGGTTGGGCCCCTCGATGCGGTGCGTACCGCCATGGGGTTCACGCCTGCCGAGCTGGCCGAGCGGTATCAGATCAACGCGCGCCTCAAGGCCCGCGAGCGGGAGATTACGGGCCGCCGCGCCCGCATCCACCGGCTGATCGGAAAGGCCATGCAGGATGGGGGCGAGATCCCGGCGCGCGTCATGCGCGACATGCAGGAGTTCAACCGCGAGTTCCCCGAATACCCGATCACCCGCGACACGATCCGGCAGTCGATCCGCAGCCGAGCGCGGGCGAAGGAGCGCAACGAATTCGGCGTGACGCTTAACAGCAAGCTGAATGACCGCCTGCGCGGCGAGATGCCCACGCCGGTCTATAACTGACGCTGGCGCGACATGGGGGTGATCTGTTAGATTGCCCCCATCCGCTCGCACAGGACGTGACGAGGCCCCACCGATCAGGAGCCCCACGTCCATGGCCGATTACCCCGATATCCTCGTTGGTCCCGATTACGTCGATCTGCCCGTGGCAGACGAGCCGACCGTCATCTACGTGGACGGCGATGCGCGCATCACGTCACACAGCGCGCCCGCAGGAGCGACCCAGGGCATCCCGCTCAAGGCGGGCAATCTCTATCCACTGAGCGCCGACAACGCCTTCAAGATTAAATCCGACCAGGGCACCCCTGTCACCGTGGTTCGGGCCACGGCCTGATGCGTTGGGCGTTCGCTGACAGGCGATGGCAGCTGGGCTACAGCCCCATCTTCAAAAGGGGCACCTTCCTGTCGTTGGCCCCGCGCTTTGCCGTGCAGCCCGCCCTGACGGCGGCGTTGGCGATGGCAGGCGAACCCATCGGCGTTTTGCTGGGCGAACCGGCAGACCCATCGGTCAATCTGACCTATGCGCTGGACCTGGGCGGTGAGGACGTGTCCGAGCTGCTATCCGGGGGCACCATCACGCCACCGGCCAACCTGACTGCGCCCGCGATCCTTTACCTGACCGTGACCCTGACAGACGCGGAGAACCGGACCCGCGTGCGCGTCATCGCGCTGCAGATCGCCCCGCGCCCCGTCATCACCCCGCCCTTCTTCGATCCCGAGCCTCGGTTCCATCCTGCCACCGCGCGGGCAGGCGAGCAAATCCGAGTCCTCTGGGGCGAGTATGGCGGGACGGAGCCCATCGAGGTCGAGTTCTTCCTCGATCTGAACGATGTCGACATGCTGCCTGACCTTCTGCCGGGCGATCTGCTGGACCTTCCTGCAGCTGGCACGCTCACGGCGCGCGTGCGCCTGACCGGGCCGGGCGATGTGGTGGTCGAGGCCACCGCTGTCGCGACAATCGAGGCCGCACTGGTGCCGCCGCCTGATCCAGACCCCGATCCCGAGCCGGTGCAGACCGTCATCATCCCGACCCGCCTTGGCTACATCGTCGTGAGCCTGGCGCCGGTCCCCGATTTCACATTCGAGCCGACCACGAGCGGCTACATCGTAAAGGAACCTGTCTGATGGCTGTCGCAATTGGAACCATGGCCCGCCTGAAGAACGGCGGTGCCTGGTCGTTCTTCCCTGGTGGGCCTGAGACTGCCGTTGAGGCGTTCGGCCCCGGCGTTGAGATCGAGATCAGGACGGTTGGCGAGGTCTTCGACCTTGAAACTCTGCCGGCTGTCTCGGCGCCAACGATCAACCAGCCTGACCCGATCGTCGTGCCTTTCGGAACCGGCTTCACCGACAACATGGCCCACCGCGTTTCTGGCGGCGTGCCGCCCTATACCTTCTCGCAGGTTCAGGCGGCCCCCCTGCCCCTGGGCGTGACCATCACGGCAGGCGGGAACCTGACGGGTAGCAACCAGTTCCCGGTCGGCGGCTATGGGTGGTCTGTGCGCGTGACCGATAGCCGGGTCACGGATGGCGAGCCCGATCCGCAATCCGCAACGATCAACTATCTGCTGACGGTAGAGGCGCTGCCGCAGGTCACGCCGCACTGGGTCGTCACATCTGACCAGCGCGCGATTATCGACGGGGTGACCGCAGAAAGCGGCATCATCAGCTTCACGCTGACCGAGCCCGAAGCCTATGCCGGAACCCACACCGTGAACACGGCGCTGCTTGCCGCTGGCCCCGTCTGCCTCGTCCCGCCAAGGGTGGTCGAGGCAACGCAAAATCCGGGTTTTCTGGTGATGATCCCCGGCCTGTGGGTCAGCCTGTCGGAGACAATTACGATCGATCCGCGATTTGTCCGAGATAACGATGTGCTGCCCGATACGGGCCTGTCGTTCGACATCTATCCTGCATATGAGTTTAGCGTGGCTGTGGACGGTGGTAAGACAATTTACCCGCGAGAGACGGTGACGGACGCCAATGGGGCGCGGTCTGCGCAGCCGGAGGCAGGGTATTTCGTTGAGCCTACGCCGGTTGTCACACCCGGCAACTCGTTCGAACCGACTGACGCGCGAATTGCTCGCACCAGCGGAGCGTCTGTCTCGTCGTTCACACTGACTTCGGTGAACCTCGGAGCGCCTGACCCCAACCGTGTCATTGAGATTGACATGGGCGGACGGATCGGCACGACCGCAGGGACTGCGATCACTGCTGTGACCATCGGCGGCGTGGCGGCGACCCCCTTATCCCCGCAGTCTGCGAAGGTCGAGCATCCTTCGTCTGGCGACGTTTTCGGCGCGGTGTGGTCAGCCCCTGTCCCCGAAGGCACTTCCGGTAATGTGGTTATATCCTTCAGTCAACCGGAAGCGCCGGTATTTGCCGTGCAGGTATGGCGCAGGGTTGGACTTGTTAGCGATGCACCCGTTTTCGTGACTGACAACGTTAGCGGCAACGGCACTGTGTCCCGGACTGTTTCGATGCTGGGAGGAGAGCGGGTTGTTTTCGGCATCGCGTCCCGGCGCGGCATGGGCGAGGGCGTCGAGCTTTTCACGCCCTCTGCGAACCTGACTCAGATTGCCGACATCAGCCCCGGCACGGTCAGCGGCGCAGCCGCTGTCCAACTCTTCATCGGCACCGACTTTGCGGAAGCCGAAGGGCCGCAGACATACAGCGCAACCAGCGCATCGTCTGGTTCGTCAAACATCGTCACTTGGACGCGCAAATTGCGCGCAGCGGGATAAGGAAGTCATCATGCCCCTTTATTTTCACAGCCCGCTTCTGGCAGGCAACCCGTTCGAAGGAACCGCAGGCGATGGTATGGTGCCGGGGTCGGTTTCAGTTTCCGAATGGGGGGAGGTCGCAACCTCGGTTCCCGTCGCCGCCGCGCGCGACGGGCGCATGTCTATCGTGGACTATGATCTGGCGTCTGTTTCACACGGCGATATATCGCCAGCGTCAGGAGGATCGACGTATGTGGACCTGAACGACCTTCCTCCCGGAAACGGGCTGACGCAGATCGCAGCGACGACCACCGACGGCGGTAGCATTTCTATCGAGGTCAGGCCCCGAAACACGCTGCACAGTTTCTCAAACGGTCGCGGATGGATGCTGCCCATCGACCCGTCCACCGGGCGGCTGCAATTTGAGATCGGGCGCAACGGGCGGAAATACTACGCAACGGCGGGCGCGCACGGCTACACCAAGCAGATGATTGCTGACGAAACCGGGCTGTCTCTTTCCTCAATTTCGGACAGCTACATTCGGACAAGCACCGTTTATGGACGTTCGCCGGAAAAGGCTTTGGATATTGCAACGGTCCTGAATATCTGGGCTTCAGATACAAGAGGGCTGTTCAATTCTAACTGGCTTATTCTTCAGAGAGGGTATGATTACTCTAATGTTGAACAAGTTTTCATAAATAACCAAGGATGGGTTTCCAGGTCGGCGTCAGGCGAAAGTCCGCTGCATCCAATCCTTATTACCTCTTATGGAGACTTGGCCCTAGACACCCCTGTTCTTAAAGGTATCGAGGCCAACTTCCAGAATGAAGAGATTTACACTTGGCTTGCCTACCAAGATGTTGATTTTAAGCGTTACAAGGTTGCATCACGGTTTTCTTCGATTTTCAGCCATGTAAAAATTGTCAACAAGGATTTCAATTTTAAGGGCGGTCATCGGACCCTTTATATGTGCGCCGGAATTAATGCCACATGGTTCAAAGAAGAACTTTCCCCTCGTCTGTATTGGGGCGGCGACAGCCCAGGTGGAACGCCCCCGCATGACGGGGCTTGCGGAGTTTATCACTCGGGCACGCTTTCTTTGCTGATGCTCAAGTGCTTCATCGACCAAGCCGGGTGGAGCGATGGTTTTAGTCGCCTTGACCCGTCTATTGATTTCCCGCTTTACCCTACCGAACTTGTTCACAACGTTTATGGCCAATATGGTAGCCTGAACGTCATTATCCGCGAACTGTTCACGTCGCGCGCGGGGGCGCAGGGCATCCAGCAGCGCGGGGGCGGTGTGATCGAGGACGTATTCTTTCTGGACAACAACATCGCGGGGAACAATTTCGGGGTCGGGGCATACAACATTCCCGGCGAGGGAAACACACCCGTTTATCGGCACACCGTCACCACATCATGCGGTGGCCGACGCGGACCTAACCGCCCACCCGCGCGGAATTGGGGGCTTGAAGTGGGAAGCCGTGGCGGGGTTGCGCACAACACCATCTTCATGCACGCGCGAAACCCTAATGATCCGGTCGAGATAGCGACCAGGATTGCAGGAAGAAACTCATTTGATCCGCGTCACCCTGACACTGAGCTGGGGTGGTGGGTTCGCTCATTCGTCCACAACTATGCGACCGAGTGGACCTCTCAAGAAAATGCTGTGGCTCTGGGTCGCGATCCTGCCATGCTGAACCAAGTCACTGTGCAGAATTTCATTTCAACGCGGATGGACACGACTGGCATTGAGGAGATCGACAAGATCCAGGCATATTGCATGTTCATGCGAACGCTGACCCCGGCGCAGCGCGTGGCGGAACTGCAAGCCGTTCTGGCCTATTTCCGCGCCCCGTGGGGCCTAAACATTCCCGCGCGCATCAACCCGACGACTGCGGTTTTCCAGCCCGCGACGGAGATCACGTCCGGAATCCTCTATGCCGACCGGGACAACTGGTCCACGCAGGACATTCCGGGCGTGCAGCACGTCGACACCGTGCAAGCGCGGGGCGTGGCGGTTCGGTTCGGCGAGAACACCGTCAACCTGGTCAGCTATGATAGCGAGGGCGGCAAGCTGGAACTGTCGTCGGGCAAGATGACTGTCGGCACCTTGGCGAACTGCCGACAGGTCACGACGATCATATCCGGGCAGGTCTTCATCACCAGCCAGGAGAACGTGGAGACCTATCGTGCAGAAAGCGGGCGCATCGTTTTGAACGGGGCGGCCACCGGCCACAACCTAATCGTGGACGGTCAAAGCCCCGAGGTCGCACTTGGCCCAAACCATATCATCGCCAGCGGCAAGGTCATGGACCTGCGGTGCGGGCGGCAGGGCGCGGTCGGCTGGATCGGCACCGGAACGGCAACGCTGACCATCGCGGCAGGCGGCACGCTGCGGTTCCGCCGCTTCATGCTGGACAGCACCGTTACGGCCGCCGTCACGGCCGCAAGCCGCATGTCGATTTTGGAGAGGTTCCGGCTCACCGGAGACGATCCACAACCAACCGTCGCGGCCAGCCTTGTGCTGGCGGCCGGGTCGATTGTCGAGGTCGATACCACAGGCGTCGCACCCGGCACCTACGACCTGACCGGACCCGGCGTCACCGTCGTGAACCAAGGCGCGACCCTGCCCGCAGGCGTTGCCGTGGTCGGCGGCGTGCTGCGGCTGACGGTCAGCTAACCCGCCTGCGGCGCTTTCGCATCATCGCGAGAGCGCCGAATCCAAGAGGAAGAAGGGCGGCAGACGCGGGGAGCGGAACGGGCGCTATTTGTATGTTCTCGATAGCCAGATCTACATAGCTAACATTCTCTAGATTATTTGGCATTAGGGAGAGAATATTTTGCTCGCCATTCAGAAATGAAAATACAAAGCCGTCACCTAGGGGAGACGTTCCTATTGCCCAAAAACCGGAAATCCACGACTGATCCGTAATATTCCATTTTTCTCCACGTGAGGTTAACGTGATATCAGCGCAGTAATCAGCGGGCAGATAGGTGATTGATGCGCGCATGGGGACGGAAACGTCTTTTGTATATGGTCCGTAAGACGTGATGCTTGATCCATCATAGGTTTCCGCCTCTTTGAAAAACAAATCAAAGCTGTATTTAACCTTCTGGCCAAAAATCGGCGGGTCATAAAAGTCCGAACGGTCACAAAACCCCGTCGCAGCCTCAGCCGCCGACCCAATACCTAGCGCTGCCACCGCAGCCAAAACCGCACTCTTAATCATCTTCCACCTCTCGCGCCGAATCGACGTTGGTTTCACCAGTGCGTGAATAGTCTGCGCAACGCGCAAAAGAGTCTCGGTGAAACGTTTCCGCTTGCTGCAACCTTAGATTGCGCGAACACGGTCCCGCGCCCGATCCCGATGCATTCGGCCTAGCCCCGCCCCCTGCCCGTCTGGTATGATACCAGCACGCACAGGACGTGCCCCTTCCCCCGCTACAGGAGAGGCACGTCTGATGAGCGTTCCCCAATTGATCTACGAGATGTTCATGTCGCCCGGCACGCCGCAGGGTAACTATGAGCGCATGGCCGCGGCGTTCGGCCACGCCATGATCGGCGTGCTGCTGGCCGCCGCGCTGCTGCGGCCCATGGCACGCCGCCCTTGGCTAGCAAGTGGCCTGGCGCTGGCCATCTACCTGCCCTGGGAGATCGGCCAGCTGCTTATCGCCGGATCGTCACTGGCAGACAGCGCGATCGACGCGGGCGCGGTTCTGGCCGGCGCGCTGATCGCCGCATCCCTGTGGACCCGGCGCCTGCCGCTGGTCCTCGTCCTGGCCCCGGTGCTTGTGCTGCTGGGCCGTGCCATCCCCGAGAAGCAGCGGGGCGGCGATGAGTGAGAAAACCCAAGCGTTCGGCGCATTCCTGCTGGACGAGGCGAAGAAGTGGGCCGCCCGAACCTTCATCATGCTCATGGTGGCGGTGTTCGTCCTCCTGGTGACGCCGATGAAGGATCGCCTCGAACGCATCTGGAACAGCCCCGATTTACTGGCCGAGGTGCTGAACAAGCTGGACGAGCTGTCGGCAGAGGTCCAGCGTGCCACCGGCGAGGATCGCGTGATCTTCGAGGTGCCGGGCCAGTCCTTCGTGCGCGAGCCGGTTCACCTGGGCGAACAGATCACCCTGAACATGGTCCTGCGCCGTACCAAGCTGGGCACGCCCTGCACGCTCCTGAACCGGACAGCGATCTTCACCGACGAGACGGGCATTGCCAATGCCGGGCTGACGATCCGCCCAGCCCGCCAGGTCGGCGCGGCTGATACCCTGATCCGGCTCATGCTCGATGTTCCCCAGCAGGTCCAGACGGGCCGCGTGACGGTCTATCTGTCGCTGGAGTTCGATTGCGGCGGCAAGCCGGTGTTCGATCAGACCCGCCCCGTCGCCTTCGCCCTGCTGGAGAAGCCGTCATGATGAGCCGCCGCAAGCGCCTGTCCATCGCTGCAAATCGCTGCATAGGCGGCCCTGTAGGAGAAACGCTTTGCGCACATGCCCATCGGTCAGGCTGGGCGCGCTTCGATGGCGCCATGCAGATCCTCTTTCGTGATCCAACCCACTGCGAGGGGGAACATCTCGACCGCCTCGCCTTGCCTGAAAATGTGAACCAAAGGACTGATCCATGATGAACCGCATCGCCAACCACCACACCGGGGGCGGTTACGAGCCTTCGGCGCTGGATTTGAGCCACTATCACAAGCTGATTTCCCTGGACGGGACGGTTCACGATGGGCGGCACCCGATCGCCGCGAACGCGCCCGGCCGCCCGCTGGTCGCGGGGCGCTATGCGGCCCATACCCGCGCGCTGAACACCGGCACGATCGGCAACGCGCTTTGCGCCATGGCGAACGGCGACTGGCGCAGCCCCTTTGCCTGCCGAACCTTTCCCCTGCCCGCCCAGGTCGAGGCGCTGGTGCAGCTGAACGCGCGCCAGTGCGTCGAATATGGCATCCCCGTAACCCGGGCGACGGTTCTTTCACATGGCGAGGTCGAGCTGACGCTTGGCATCAAGCAGGCTGGCAAGTGGGATTTCGACTACGATTTCATGGACCGCACCGCCACGCGCGATCCCATCGCCATCGGTGACAAGTTCCGGGCCCGCGTGCTGGCCGCGATCGAGGGCCTGGGCCAAGGGGCGCCGTGCGCCGCGCCCTCGCCGCGCCCGGTCCTCCGCCGCGGCGCATCGGGGGGCGACGTGCGCGAGCTCCAGTCCCTGCTGAACCGCCGGGGCGCAAATCTGGACATGGATGGAGGCTTTGGCCCCGCGACCTTCGCGGCGGTCGTGTCCTTCCAACGGCGTTCGCAGCTCCGGCAGGATGGCCTGGTCGGAGCTATTACCTGGGCGGCCCTGCTGCCCTGCTGATCTTCAACCGCGCCGAGGCGCAAGAGGGACTGACATGGATAGACTGATCGACATCATGGGGCCGCTGCTGCTGTCCTACCTGCCCGCGCTGATCGACGCGGTTCTCGCGCCCGCCCTGCTGGCCGCAGCAGGCTTCGCCGCCCGCAAGTGGCAAATCCAGATCGCGGATGCACACATCCAGAAGGCGCACCAGGCGCTTAAAACCGCCGCCCTGGCCGGGCTGCGCAAGGGGCTGACCGGCACGCGCCTGGAGGCGTTCATTCAGGATCAGGCCCGCGCCAGCTCGCCCACGGCGATGAGCAAGCTGGAGGCCAAGGCCACCGGCCCGGTCCTGCAGAACATCATCCTGTCGAAGATCGAGGACGCTTCGCATGATGCGCTGTCGCGGGCCCTGGAAAAGGCGCTGCCCAAGCCGCGATAAGCTTGGTCGACATTAGACCGAAGGGCCGCCTCCGGGCGGCCTTTTCACACCTTATGCACAGGAACGTCCCGCAGCTCTGGCTTCAATGTGCCGATCCGGTTCTCATGCCAGGATGTGAGGAACGTGACATGCTCGATCGCTTTCAGACCACAGGCCCCGCAACGCGCCCGGCGGATCAACTCGTCTCGATGAACCCAATGAGACGTGGCTATGTAAGCCCGATGCCCGCAGGCACATGAAACCTCATAGTAGGCTGGGTCAGGGGGCATGTCAGATCGCGGCCTTGGCCACCTGATCACGCAGGAACGCCAGATCGCCGCCCGAGCCGTAGCGTTCCCGGTTCAGGCTGTGACCCAGCATGTCGCGCCGCACCCGCTCATCTATGCCAGCCGTCAGCATCCGGTCCTCGAACGCATGGCGCAGGGAATAGAGGCTGTGTGCCGGCGTCTCCAGCAAGCCATTCTCACGCAGGAACTTGTTCACGGTGGCCGATAGCCCGGCGCTATTCTTTGCATAGCGGGGGAACCCGCCCGGAGCCTGCCGGAACGCATCGAGGCTGACGCCGACCAGCGGGATAGCGCGCTTGCTGTGCGAGGTCTTGAGCGTGCGGTTCTCGTTCCGCTGGATCAGGATGTGGGGGACCGGATCGGAGAGGCGGATTTCGCCAGGCATCAGCCCGGCCCCCTCGGACGGGCGATAGCCGGTGTTGACCATGCCGAGCAGGATCAGGCGCGCGTCCAAGTTTAGCCCGTTCAGCGCCCCTGGCGCCAGCAGCTTGTCGCGGATCCAGCTGCGCGAGAACGGCGGCCGCACATCGTCCTTGTCCGTGTCGGTCCGCAGCATCAAGCCTTCGGTCGAGAACCCGAGCTGGATGCCCTTTGCGCGGCAGACCCGTTTCCAGCTGCCGATCAGGTGGGTAAAGTCCTTGTTCGCGGTGTCGGCACGCGTCTCGCCTTCCATTACCCGATCTACCCACCACTTGCGAAACGCATACATGTCGTCGGTCGTGACCTCGGCCAGGGCCTTGTTGCCGACCACCTCGATGAAATTGCGCGTGGCCTTGATCCGGGGGTTCTTCCACCGTCTGATCTGGTCATCGTTCTTGCCGCGCAGATCCTCGATGGCGACATCATAGAAGGCGTCCAGTGCTTGTTCGACCGTCAACACCGGGGGCGAGGCCAGCCCGAGGGCCGCATCAGCTTCGCGGGGATCGAACCGCCCGGCCCCGTCAACGGTCGATTCGAGCCGGGTCAGCAGGTCCGCGACGGGCAGCTGGGCGACATCGGGCGCGGACAGGTAGCGATAGCCCCGGCGCTGAGCCAGGTTGCGGGCGGCGGCCATGCGATCCTCGGCGGCCTTGTCCTGGCCGACGAGCTTGGCCTCCCATGCCTCAAGCATTTCTCGCCAGACATCGCCCGCCTTGGACTGTGCCAGGGCGCGGCTGTCGGTGTGCAGGCTGATATGGACGATCGTCCGCGGTTCGACCGCCGAATAGCGCACCGGCACCCGCTTGCGGATATGCCAGGTGTTCTCTCGCAGGATGATCGTGGGCGTCCGCAT